TTATACTAATTGAAAATTTAATTTTTGGATTTCTTTTTGGATTTAAGTGACTTTTTAGATTTCTTTTTGGATACTTTTTTGGATTTCTTTGATTTGAAACGAAGATCAGGAACTTTACGAATATGGACACGTCCTATAAATAAGGATTTTGCAATTCTTCTATTTGGTTCTTCATCTATAGTTTTTATATATGAAAGACGTCTTTCTAAATTAAGGAGCCCATTTATAATTTTTATATATACTCCTGTAAATTTTTTTTCAGATACAAGAATTAACGCTCCTAAATAAGTAATATCAGATCTAAAATAAAAACCATTAATTTCATATATTGAATTTAGTTCTATATTCATATATAAAGTTCTTTCCACACGAGGATTAGGGTTATTTCCAAACGGGTCAGGATTGTTAGGAGGATTAACAAATAATAAAAAATTGTTATTATTATCAAGAGTTGCATTTGCAATATTTATATAAAATAATCCATCATGTTGAGCATCAGAAACATCCGGTTTATATATTATTGGTGGTGCATAATACTGTTCATAAAATAGAATAGGTGCATCCATTCTATGAGCCATTTATTATATAAAAATTAAATAGCTTTTTCGTCAAATCGTTGATCATGAAATTGCCAGTAATCATCTGAACCGACTTTAAAATCATCAGGGACAGGTTTTGCCTTGTACCAAAATAAACAATCTTCTGCTTTATTACTAGTAGTTGCATTGTGAACATACAATGCCGTATAATCATCTGTAATTTGATCTAAAATTTCACAAAAAGTTTGAAAATCACCAACAACACCACAATAATTTTCCCATAGAATTTTACGATTTCTCAAATTTGTCTCACGAAGAATGAATGTACCATCAATATTTGTACGAATTGCAGGTTTAATATCCAAAGAATATTGTAAACTTAAAATGAAGAGCATCTTCCAATGTCTTCCATTCTTGTAGAGTCCAAGAAACATTGGATCATTGAATAATTTTGGGTCATCTGTACAATCATCAAGTAGTAAAATACTCCAAGGATTTGGAAGATGTTGTTTTGCTAATTTTTGACGATTGATAAATTGCTCGATTACAGGTTTGTCAAGAGCATTAAACACAAAAGTTGACGGAAAAATCTTTGCATAATGTCCGTTACTATCCTCTGTACCACTCATCGCAAGTCCACATGGAAAAATATGGCTTTTTTCGTAAAGTAGACTAGTGATAAGAGTAGTTTTACCTGTACCTGGTTTGCCAATAATAACGATTTTACTTCCTCCTTGTTCAGGTCTGTCCATATTTTTTGTAGATGGTGCAATCATGTCTGGATCTAATTCCTTGATTCTGTATGTTATGCTTTCTCTACCAGACATTTTTATGTTTGATAATTTTTTAAGTAGGTAATAAAAATTTTAAGCTCTATTTAAAGATTTAAATTGTAAAAAATGGACCATTCTGTTTTTGAAAATTTTAACTGTTTGTCTTTAATATATGTAAAGTTTTGGGATATTAGCTAGACTATCTTATTTAATTTTTTTTAAGATTTTTCAAAAAAAATTAGACTATGATATTATTCTTCATCAGAGGGAGCATCAGGAATACTGGATTTATGAGATTTAGAACTGTTTTTACGAGACTCATACATTTCAGACTCTTCATCAGAGGGAGCATCAGGGACACTGGTTTCATGAGATTTAGCCTTCTTTGGGGAGTTTGAGTTAGACTTCTTTGAGGAGTTTGATTTAGGCTTCTTTGGGGAGTTTGATTTAGCCTTCTTTGGGGAGTTTGCGTTAGACTTCTTTGAGGAGTTTGATTTAGGCTTCTTTGGGGACTTTGTAGACTTCTTTGGAGACATTGATTTAGACTTCTTTGGGGACTTCTTTGGAGACTTTGATTTAGACTTCTTTTCAATTTTTTTACATCTACCTGTTTTGGGATTTCTGTATTGACCTTCTGGACAATCTTTTTTTGGAGATTTTGGTTTTTCAATTTTTTTACATCTACCTGTTTCTGGGTTTCTGTATTGGCCTTCTGGGCAGTCTTTTTTGGGAGATTTTGGTTTTTCAATTTTTTTACATCTACCTGTTTCTGGGTTTCTGTATTGGCCTTCTGGGCAGTCTTTTTTGGGAGACTTTGATTTTTTAGGAGACTTAGGAGATTTGGACTTTTTAGGAGACTTTGCTTTTTTAGGAGACTTGGGCTTTTTAGGAGACTTTGCTTTTTTAGGAGACTTTGCTTTTTTAGGAGACTTGGGCTTTTTAGGAGATTTGGACTTTTTAGGTGACATGGACTTTTTGGGACTTTCATGTTTAGTTATACTTTGTAGATACTTGTATACACTTTTAATAGAAACACAACCTTTAGGACATTTTCGAAGTACTAAAACATTTTGTTTAGGAGACATTTTATATTATATATAAAATTTTTATTGTAAAAGTTTTTGTAACAATTGATCGATTTCTGAACGTTCTGCACCCATGACTGATCCTACTAATTTTCCATCAATAAATCCATAAAATGCAGGAACAGCTCCAATATTTAAATATTTTACAAGTTGTTTGCTTAATGGATCTTGGTTTTTAATAATTAAATCTGCATCAAATTTCATAAATAAAATTTCACGAGTATCAGATGATAAAGAAATTTCATCAAGAATAGGAGAAATAGCTTTGCAAGGTCCACACCATTCTGTATACAATTTTAAAAATAAACGCATTGGTGGAGGATTTATACCTTTTGATTTAAAATTTGTCTGAAAATGTTCTACTCCATTTGAAAGTATATTTTGTAAATGTTCTACAGATTGAATGTGTTTGAATCGTGTTTGCCCTTGTACTGGTTGTTGAGTTGGTTGTTGAGTTGGTTGTTGCATTTGTTGTTGAGTTGGTTGTTGCATTTGTTGTCCTTGATAATGTTGTTGCATTTGTTGTTGTTGTAATTGTTGTTGCAATTGTGCTTCTTTTAATTTTTCTTGTTTTTGACTTTCATCGATTTTATTGTAAGTTCCAAAAGATGAATACGGACTAGATGCTTTTGACATTTTTTTAATAAAGATAACTATTTAAGTATGAAATTTATTTCATGAGCATCTTTATTACAAGTAAAATAGCAATAATTGCCAAAACAGCTAAAACTGTGTATAGAATAGTATGATTCTTTGCATTTTTATCTTTTTGATTTACTTTAAATCCTTCAACACTATTTAGTGGTGTCTTTGTACCATTTGAGTTTTTGATGTACATTTTATTATATGTAAATTAAATTTTATGAATTTTTAAAACGTCTTGCGTTTCTGTTTTAGAATCAGATGCATTCATTTCATTATAAATTTTTTGAGCTTTATTATCATCCATATAATGTCTCAAAACGTTCATAATATCTTTCTTAACCTCTCCTTTCTTTCTTTTTGCTGGTTTTTTTTCAACAATAATTGCAATTCCTTGTGATTGATCTTTTACACCAGGTTGATTTTTTTCTTTTAAAAAAATTGAGATTTTTGTTTTGATCTCTTTTACACGATCTGTGTATTTTTTTAATTCTGTTCTTCTTGTTTTAATTTCGGTTTGTAGATTATTGAGTTCGGACAGTAACGATTTAATTGGAAGATCTGTAGCCATTTTAACAATAAGTAAAAACTTTTAAATGTATATAATAAAATGACAAAATATGTTTACGACATTCTAAATTGGAATCCGATAAATACAAATTCATTTAATTTGCTTACTTCAGTCAATATCAAACCTGACATTAAATTACTTAATTTATTCAAAATTGCTCCACTAAACAATATACTCTGCAAAATTCAAGGAACAGACAGTAGTTATGATAATGTTATTAGTTATGCAAGATTAGACAAATCGACTGAGGATGATACGTATTATATTACGTTAGATAAAATTTGGGCAAGTTATCCTACACCAGACAAGTATGGAAAAATCGAATTTTTAGATCAATCTGTCTATAAAACAATTGATTATTTGACGATACCAAATGCAAGTCCAATAATTACGGATTCTAAAACTCCTAGTTTAAATTTATTGTACAATGGTTCAGATACAAATCAGGAATTTGATAATAAAGTTGTGAAACCTACAGAGGGTCTTGCAACTGATCAAACTTGTTATAATCCTAGAATGAAATTGTCTGATATGTTGATTCCTATTGGTATTAGTTTCATTTTAATTGGGTTGTTAACTTTTATTTTTCCTAAGAGAGTTTTTAAATAAATTTTATTCTAAAGAGAATGAAATTAAATATGTTTTCTAAAAAATTTTTTTAATAGAATCTTGCAATGTTGGTTAATATTAACCTTATTTTCTTTATGTAATTTTTCTAAACAATTTACATTAAACCACCCAATACCATTTGCATCATTATCTTCAATATGATTTTGTGGAGAAATATCATTTTCACGAATTTCTGAAGTAAAATACATTGCTTTGTTTTTTACGAGTGTTTCTGACTTATCTTTAAAGTTTTCTAATTTTAAAAGAATTCCAGTTTCTTCAAATACTTCACGAATTGCACAATCTTCAACAGATTCATTGTCTTGGATTGTACCTTTTGGAGGACCCCACATTTTTCCACGTGATTGTACTAATAAAATTTTATGAGTTTCTGGATCAACTACGAAACTTCCTGCTTTTATAATTTTACCAGAATTTGATTTCCAACCATCTCCATTATTCCATTTAATGTCTTTATAAGGAGTTACTTTATAGGTACAACAACCATCTTGACATTTATAAATATTAATCATCTTATATTAATATTTATTCTTTTTAAAGTTTAATTTTCATTTTTATAAGATTGTAAAATTGTTCAATTACAGATCCAATTCATTTATAGATACGTTATAAGATAGATTTCCGTAAAAAGACTTGTATTCAAAAAACTCTTTTGATTTTTTATAAATCCTAGACTGATCTACTCTATTTCTGCTCTTATCAACTTGTTCTATAGATTTAATTTGTTTTTTGTATTCTTTTAATAGAATTTTATGGTCAATTGTAGGTAAAATAACAATTCCTTCCCAGTCATTTCGTTTGCCATCCATATCAATCTGTATTTCTTTAGGATAAAATCTCTCTATTTTTAATATAGATTGAAGAGCTAGAGGTAATAAGGAGAAACTTTTTGGTGGAAGAACACAAAGTAATTGAAAAAGAGGGTCATAAGGTTTATCATCAGATACAATTTTTTCCATTTTTCCATATTTTTCACAATATTTTTTCATGTCACTACAAAATGGTGCATAGGAATATGGATAATACCAAGTCCAAGATGAAACTCCTTCTAAGTAATAGGTTAGTACCCATTGCATTCCTTCCAAATATCTAATGCATACTTTTTCAATTTCCTTCTCTGAATGACAATTTAATTTTGATGCATAATATTCGGTGCGATATTCTTCCCAATTTAATTCATAGGTTTCGTGTTCAGTATTAACTAATTTTGTATGTTTTTCTAAAAGAGAATCTTTCAGTTTTTTACGACGTTCTTCTAAAACAAGAATTTCAGTGGATGCAAGAGTTCCTAACAAAATAGATAGTGGTTCTGTATTTATAGTATAATAAGATGTTACAATGTTTCCAAAAGATGAAACTGTACTTCGATAAACATCAAAAAATGTTTCAATTGAACCTTCTAAGATGTCAATTGTTGGTAAATGTGGTAAAAAATCGTTTCCTGACATAAACATCATTAAGATAAAATCATTGATAAATAGTTGATCAGATGACATGGATGGTTCTTGTAAAAGAGTGTATACTAATGTATCACGAATAGGTTTCATATCGATATGAAAAAATTCGTTGTATTTATAAGGATTTTCTCTTAAAATATGAAAATTTTCACGTTGACTAGCAAGAGCCAACATGATTAAATCTGCATCCATTCCATGAATCATGTAATTATCATGTTCTTCTCCAAAAAGTCTGACATATTTAACAAGTTTATGTTCACCTTCACCTGGAACTTTTTCATTACTAAAAATAACATCAAAATTCCAGGTAGCATCATTTGTCATTTTATAACGAATAAACCATTCTAAATATCTAGATAGTGAATCAAGGAATTTTGTTCCTGGTGTAATACAATTGCTATCAAACAAATTTTCTGTGGATTTATAACGACGTTGACGTTGTTGGAATTGTTTACTTACTGGTGCTACACCATCGATACAAATGACGAGTTTTTTAAGAGGTTGAACAAGATTTACAAGACGTTGGATATAATATCCAACTTGTTCATGAAAGTAGGTAATTTGACGAGAATAATTGAAATGTTTCTTTGTATCCATTGTTGTATCTTTGAAAGCACCATAACGAAAGGCTTTTTGAGCACAATAATGTAAAATACCATTTAGATCGATTAGAAGGGTGTCAATAGGAATATTTAAATTTTCATTGTAATGAATTGTACGAATATGTTTTGAAAATGTTTTTTTAAACCAACTGAAAAAATATTTGATACCCATTTAATTGAATTGTTTTCAATTAAATTATAATTCTAATTTATTTTTCTTTAAAAATTTTTGATAATGTTTTCATATGAAAAGAGCATTCTTCATATTCAAATAGATTAAATGTTTTTCGATATTCTTCAATAGACAAAGGTCCACCAAATGATTTCAATAAACGCCAATGTGGAGAAGCCTTAATTTTTTTTACATCTTTTCCAATCATTTCTTTGTACATTGTATAGGTTAAAAATTTACTTTCTCTATAAAAGGTATCATATGAATGATCATTTACGAAAGCAATGATACAATTAAAACTACAAAAAATTCCATCTGTAACATAATGTTCTGTTTCAATTGCTTTTATTTCCATTGAAGAAGGTGTATTTAAGACGGTTTCTAATTTTTTCTTTGTTACATTTTCTTTCATGTAATATTTATCCTTTGTAATGTTTGAAATGTAAGATTTTTCAATTCGATGATTCATATATTTAATTGGACAACCTAGAGGTTTTGAATTGAATGAATGTTTACACCAAAAACACAATACATTTGTCTTTAAAGGAAATTTTTCTTTGTGGATCCAATCAAGCATTGTAATTAGACATTTATCATTTTTTTCATCTACAAATGATACTGGAACTTCGTCTACTTTTTCTAATACATCAAAAATATTTGTTTTGTTTGCTGGGATAATGCTTTCATTTTCAATATTTGAAATGATACATAGACCATATTTTTCTTCTGTTTCTTGGACATTGAAACCTTTAAGAAAAAATGTACGTTTCTTGCTCATTTTTTAATTATATTTAGTAATAATTTTTTATAATCATTTTTATAAAGTAATGATTTCATTTTGGATAGATAATCCATCTATTCTTTACAAAGATATAAAATTTATACCTAAAAATAATATGTCAAAGGAAGAACAGATGAATTCTATTACTCGATTGGTTCTTTTCATTTTTTTAATTCTCTATTTAATTGGTTATAAACATTCTTTATTATTTTTATTACTTTCTTTATTTTTTATTATTATTCTTTACTATTTACAAAGGAATAAGATGTCTCATGAAACATATCAAAAAAGAGATTACATTGAAAAATCAGAACAACTTTATAAGGAAGCTGTCAAAACATACAAAACAAACAGATATACAGTTGAAAAATTTCCATCTTATTATACAACTGAAAGAATTAAATCTACAGAAATTGTTCCAGATCAAACATTTGTGTCTTCAAATCAAAGACTAGCAGGTCCTGCAAATCCAAAAACTCTAGTCGCACCAGTTGTAGCTCCTCCTTCTTATGATTGGGAACATTGGAGAGCAAATGAATTTGTATTTCCAAGTGCAATTAATGAAAAGAGAACACAAGATTATTATGGAAGTGGATACTTTACAACAGAAGAACCAATCATTGAAAAGTATGAACCTAAAATGTTACAACCAAAACCGGCACAACCTTATTATGAAAATACCTATGTTATTCCACCAAATCCAGTTGATGTTCTTGGAAAATACAATGGAAAATATCCAGCTGAGATACATAATGGAAATGAAATGGGAAGCTCTGTTTTTGTTCCAAAAGATTTTAGACAAAATCCTAAAAATGTATACAAGAATCAATTCAGAAAATCAGATGGAATTCAAAAATATCCAGGTGATGTAAATCGTTCATGTACATATGATCCAAGCAATATAGACTTTGATTTACCAACAAATTATATGGCAGGAAATTGTGAACGTAATAATAATGTAAAGGAACTTAATAATGAACTATTTACAAGTACAATTACACCTGGAGTTTATTACAAAAATCAAATTATTGAGCCATTAAATTCAAATGTAGGCATTTCATTTGATCAACAAATTCCTCCACGTCAAATGAGCAAAGACAAGGCTGGAAATATCACATATACTGCTCTTGATCCAAGTTTATATGAAAGAGTAAATACAGTTGATACGACTGATTACGGAACTGCTCCTTATGAAGTATATGATCCTCGAACAAATGGATATGGAACAAGTTATAGAGAATATGAACATGAAATTACTGGACAACCTCGATTCTACTATGATGATGTCAATGCAGTTAGACGACCTAATTATATTACTAGAACAAATATTGATCATTTGTTAAAAGCAGATTCTTATGGTATTGTACAGGATAAAAATGATATCATGTCAAGAAATTGTAATAGCAGAAAAATAGCAGAGGAAGGAATATCAGATGATACAATTTCTTTCAGAACAGATATGATGACACAATTGATGAGAAAGAAGAACTCTGAATTGTGGCAACAACGTTTGGCACCTTTACAAAAAGGAGGTAATTTTACATTAGGTGGAAATAAGAGATAAAAGTGAAATTAAAAAAATAGTTTTATTTTGAATTAAATATGCTTCATTTAATTACAGGACCAATGTTTAGTGGTAAAACTACACTATTATCAACAAAATTGAGTGAAAAATCTCTTTATATCAATCATTCATTGGATACTAGAGGAGAATTTTTCTATAGTCATAATAATGAATTGAATTTTAAAAATGTAAAGTGTATAAAGACGAATCAATTAAATGATGAAATTGTAAAAGATCACCATTTAATTGGTATTGATGAAGCTCAATTTTTTTCAGATATAAATATAGTTGTGAAATGGGTTGAAGAAATGGGTAAAACTGTATACGTTGCAGGATTGCATTCAGATTATAAACGTGAAAAATTTGGAAATATGATGGATTTGATCCATTTTTGTGATACATTAACTATATTAAGTGCAAAATGTGAATGTGGAAAGAATGCTCTTTTTAGTAATCGAATTCAAAAAAGTGATGAAAAAATTATGGTTGGTTCATCTGAATACGAACCAGTTTGTCGGTCTTGCTTTGTTTTGAAAAATTAATTTGTTTTTAAAAAACAAATTATAAATGACGAGTCCATCTATAAAGATGACAAAATTGGAAAAGATTGAACCATCTACATTTTCTGATAAAAAAATAGCTTTTTATTATTTTTGTATTGTTTTTATTTTATTGTTAATTTGCAAACCTACTTTTATTCTTAAAAAAGAACATCTTCATGAAAAACCTACAAAAATTTCTTATTCTCAATTATTTTTATGGCAATTGATTCTTTGCACTCCTTTAATTCTTAACTATATAATTAATTATTAAAAAGTAAAAACTAAAAAAAAGAAATGTTTTGATGGATAGTTTATAGTATACATTTTTAACTTTTGTAATCATTTCGATGTAATAATCCATCATTGGTAATGAAAGGATACAGAATAACAATGAAATGATAAAAATTTGCTTAAAATGATAAGATTTTACAACTTTCTTACTGTTGAAGATTGTATTAATTACATATCTATCTTTATCCGAAACATCAGAATCATCTGTTTGAATGAAATGTATGTCGTCCATTTTATTTTTAAAATAACTTTAAATCAATTTATATAAATAAATTAATCTAAATGAGTATTGATTTGTCAAAGTTGAAAACATCTTTGGAACAATCTGGTGTATTAATTATCGATTATTACTTGTTGGATGAAAAGTGTGCAATGATAAAGGCATTTGTGTACAATATAAATCAATTTATTTTTATTTACATTCCTACAAAACTTCGGTCAGAAATAAAAAATAAAAGAAATGTATATGAACTAAAGGCTTTAGAAGATGTTGTTGATGAAGAAGACTATGCAAAATTTGATGAGTATCAAATAAATCTCGTAAAAAAAACAACTGAGAAAGATGCTTACAAAAATCTTTCTCAAAAATACAATAAACATATTGTAATCAATGGTGATGGTGTCGAACAATTTGAAAAACGAATCATGAGACAATTGAAAAGAATGAATATACCATTTTCAAAATTAGACTATACATTAGGAATACAAAATAAAAAAATATTAGCTCTTCATTTCGGTGAAGAAATCAATTTATTTTACATTAAAAACTATGATAAAGATATACGTTGTTATATGTATATTGTTAATGTAAAAGATTTAATTGAAAATGTAACTGAAATGCAATATGAAATCGGTAATATCAATAAACAATTTTTTACAATTATATGTGATGTAATTCATTCAAATTTAACTGAAATGTCATCATTAAATAAAACGGATTATAGTTCTATAATTGATAAATTTGAGAGACAAAAAGAAGAGTTTTTAAAAAAATCTTCAGTTTTTATAACAACACTTACAAAGATTGAAGAAGAAGAAAAATCTGAAATAAAAAAATACAAGACATTATTTACTAAAGAAACATCTACTATACGTAAAAATACATTAGAATCTGAATACCAAAACATGACACAGTCTTATATAAAGAAAAAAATGGAAAAAGTAGAAACGATGATTGAACAAGCCTACATTTTTCACATTTTTTTTCTTTTATTGGAAGAGATATCTTTTGATAATTTTATTATGCTTAAAAGAACAACTGTAAATTTTAATAAATTAAATGCATTGTTTGACTAGTTCTAAATCATATTTAAATCGATGTTTTTTACATAATTCAATATCTTTATCACAGAGTGGTATAATTGTATCATAAAAAGATAGTTTTCCGTATACAACCTTTAGTTCCTTTGAAAAAAATGCAAATTTTGTGGTTTTATGAATATATTTTCCTATTTTTGGATGAAGTGAAACATAGTTTACATCTTCTTTTTTTTTTTCAATTTTTTTATGAACAAGACAAAATTGTCCACTTTTTATTTTTTTCCCACATACCTCACCTTTTCTTGGTTTATTTACAAATTCATGAATACAAAAAAATTCAATTCCAGAAAATTCGTTCCAATCATCAATTACATCAATTGAATAAACATTTTTAATCCGTTGAATAAATTCAAGAGCTCTTTTATCTGCCAAATCTTTAATTCTTTGCATACTTATTTCAATTAATAATGAATATAAAATTTTTCAATTTTATATAAATGATGAACCGTGCAAATATTGAAAAAGCAAAGTACATGAAAAACAATTCAAATGTCTATTATGCAACTACAAAAGATGTACGTCAAGTTATAACAGATTTCGACCATTTTCCTTATCAACGTTTTTATAGAGGTGTTCATACATCAAATTCTCCTGTTATTATTGAAAGAGAAGCAGGTTATAGAAAATTGGAACAAGGTTGTTACAAAGAAAAAATTATTGTCAAATCAGAATATCCTAAACATTGTTTTGAAGGACCTGCATCTGTTGTTTACCCATGTTATCCTGACTATTTGCGCAAGTATGCTGATAAAGCTGAGATGGAAATTATGTTGAATCGTGTATGTGTAGATCGTTCTATTTAATCAAATTTTTCTTCAATTTTATGACGACATTCTGCAATGATTTGTAAAAAATCATGATACGTTTTTCGCATACATTCTTTATGAGGAGAAGATAAAATTACATTCCCACTTTGAAAAACTAAAAATGTATTGTATCTTGTTTTTATAGACTCTTTTTTCTGTTCTTTATCATCTAAAGTTTCTAAATATTCTTGATAAGTCATTGTATGATCTTGCCATTGATCATCTTTAAATAGAATTTTTGTAATTGGCATATTATTGATATTTTGGAGAGGAAATTTGATATTTACACCTGTATAACCAAAACTTGTTTCAAGTAAAGAATAATATTTTGTAGTAGAATTAATATAATCATCCAAGTATTCTCGATTAATACAAAAACCCAGATTAAAATTAATATTTGTCATTACAGTTAAAAAAATAATTTCAGAGTCTCCATCCACATTAATAATTTTTGTTGTATTCTTTGTATATTCATGAATAAATTTCATACAAGACTGTGATTGAGTGACATTTTTGCATCCAGTAAACTGAAATTTACCGTTTTTACTCACCTTGAAATTAATGAATTTATTGTCAAGAAACATCACAACTGTCAAACTGTTTCTAAAAAATCTCTTTGCATTCTTTTTTTCTTTTAAATTTACACCTTTTAATTTACTTCCAATTTTTAATGTAACAATTTGACCATCTTTTAAATCTTGTTGTTTTACCTCTTCATTCTTCTCATTCTTTGATTTTCTTCCTCTTTTTTTAGGAATTACTGTATAGTCTGTTACAAATAAATGATTAAACAATGCATTTATGTCAACTTTCCAATTTGTCTTTGCAATGATAGTCTCCGTAGAGATAATAATATCGTTAAATTTTTCTTCCATATAAAGAGCACCTTTCTATTTAAATTATATTTATTTAAATAGAAATTCAATTTTATTTAAATCATTATTTTCTAGATTTTTTCGATTTAGTTCTAGATTTCTTTTTCGATTTCTTAAAGTAAAGACCAGCCTCAACATCTGCTCTTTCTTTTTCCAACCTTTTTTTAAATGTATCCAAATTTAAATCTCCTGATAAATATGGTGTTAATAATCTCATATTTTCTAAATTAACAATATTAGGAGTTTTTTTACTTCCACTATAAAGAAGTTGACTTTTTTCTAACATTCTACCTTCATATTTTAGTTTTTTCATTCTTAAAGATACATACAAATCATGATAAATTTTTCTATTTTTTAAATCCTCGCCTATAGCAGGATACCATTCACCTTTTATTCGTTGATCAAATTCTTTCAGCTTCACAATTAAAGCCTTACATATTTCTTCATAATATTCGGATAGATATTTAAAATCTGTTTTCTTATTATCAATGAATTCTTTGAATTTTTTGAGATATTCTAAAACCTCTGAATATCTTATTACACGATTTGTATATGTAAATCCATCCTTAGCTCTATACATATTAGAATCATGTGGATTAAAGCATACATTTTTGTTTATAACAAGTACTTTTATCTGTTCATTGTCACCAACTTTTACAGGACACGCATTCATACATGTACAATGATCTATTGACATTTATTATGTCAAATATAATTTTTGATTGTTCCTCCAGATTTTATGTAAACTTTTTTACGTTGTCCAAAATGTTTTTTCAATCCTTTGTGATTATCCACAAAATCAAATACAATTGGTTCAACTTTTTCTGTTCTCATAACACGTGCTAAATACTGAATAAAATATTCCTCCATATCTGAAGCGATAACCAATGCATCCAAAATATCATGTGAAAACCCAACACCACATTTTTGAAGACTTGCTACAATTATTCTTGACTCTTTATCATATTTGTTTGTATCTTCAATCATCAATGAGACCTTTTCTTTTTTTTCAATCAACTTTTCAGAAATGTATGAGGCTTGTTGTACTCTTTTACATAATACCAAAAAATGACGTTCAGGAAATTTCATTATAATATCAACAATCATATCATTTCGTTGTTGATGCATACATTGAGCTGTAATCAATGCATTCCAATTTGCAGATTCCTCTTCAAATTCAATACATGTATCGACTTTGTATACTGTATGTTTATGAAACAATTCACGTTTGATACAGTTTTCTTTTCCAAAATACAAATCAAGCAATCCATCCATTCCATCAGGTCTTGTTGGTGTTGCAGAAAGACCAAGTAAATATCGAGGATGTACATAAAACAATGATTCAGATAGACTTTCGGCCATAATTGCATGAATCTCATCTACAACTACAAATCCGATATTTTCAAATACTTCTCTACCCATTTTTTTTACATTCTGAGCATTAATAATGAAAAAATCTGCATTTTTATTATAGACCTTTTTAGGTTTAATAAATTCAATTACAGAATTTTCTGTAAATCTTTCAATACTCTCCTTCCATTGTTCCATCAATACAACTCGATGACAAATAATTAACGTCTTTAATTTAATGACTTTACTAGCCAAATAAATTGCAAGACATGTTTTACCTGCTCCTGGGTAAAGGGAAATTAATACACATCCATTTTTATTTAATCGTTGTAAACATTCATCCTTGATTTCAAGTTGAATAGAACGTAATTCACTTTTAAAAGGAACAGATATTACCCCAAATTCATTTCGTGGACGTCGTTCACATTGGATATTTTCTAATGCCCAACGAAATGGTACATAATAACATTGTTTTTCACTATATTGCAAAAATGCATTTAAATATGTTTCTTTGAGTTTAAATCCTGTTCGAGGATTGTATGAATTCTCAACTTTTTTCACTTTAACATTTTCAATAATTTTATCTTCTTCTTCTGTAGTTATTTTAGAAAGGTGAATACAGATTGACATTTTTATTTTATCAAAATCATATTTTGAATATTCAATTTTAGTTCTCATTTTCTTAATTTTTTTCCAAATATTTTTTTCAAACAAATTAAAGCGATTAAAAGTAGACATACATATAATAAAATTTGAATGAAAATATTTGGAGATTTTACCCTTTTTTTATTACTCTCAATTTTTTTTACTGAAACATGTCGAGGAGCATCACATTTATATTCAACACATTCAACTTTATTTAATATTTCAGATCCAGACAATGGATCAACAATTGCATCTGGTTCAATCAACAAAAGACCACCAAGATTTGACCCAAATCCAATATTATTTGTTTCCATTGCAACTCCCTTATTAATTTCAGGTAAACCTTCATATCTTTGATAAAAAGCATATCTAAAATAACCACCATAAGTACCCCATTTTTCTGTCCACGAATTTCGACATACCCAATATTCAATTTTTGGATAGACATATTTTTTTCCATAAAATTCAACATTTACATTTTCAGACACACCCCATCCAACAATAGAAATTGCATGAAAACCTAGTTGACTCATGTCTCCATCTTTGTTATAGTCAACATCTTTGATATAAATTCCAGCTGTTTCATCAAAATTACCATGTTGAAAATTTTTATAAACAGCAAAACCTGCAATTGCTGCTCCATATTTATGAATATGATTTTTTGCAGATACAATTATACTTTGATCAGGATTCTCCATTTCAACTTGTGCAATCGTCTTATTTTTAATTCTATACATTTTTAAAGGATTATCATTACAATGTCCACAGTTTGGTATCATTGAATTCACATTTTTTTCAGCATTTTCTAGTTCCGTTCCTTTTCCTTTTATACCACAATACTCATTCTTGCTACATATTTTGTAATAATCTAAAGAACAATCATCAACAATTCCACCAGATTTAATAATATAATCAACAATTCCAGATGGATTTCCACCACCACATTTATTCATTACATTTTGACCATTTGTTCCATATTTTTCATTTGTTAAACAAGACAAAATATACATCGGACTTACTGATACAGATTCGTTCATTTTCATACCAAACAAGAAATTATCTGAAATAGTAGTTGCAGTTGATACAGCATAACAAGAACCACATAATCCTTGATTTTGAGGACGTATAGATAACTGTTTTAATGCACGATCCATATCATTATCATTTTCATCCTGTGTAAAATTGTTCCAATTTAGTGGTAGATTTTTTTCCTCTTCACTTTGACTAAATTTTTTTTCAACCATTTTAAAACTACCAATTTTAAAACGAATATCAGCACACATTCTAGGAATAACTGTTACACCTATAGGTGATTCACCAGGAGATAGTGAAAATCTTGATTTGTTTGGTATTTCTATGGTTTTTGTTGAACGTATGATTTTAAAATATTCATCACTCATTTATTTCAATAAAAAAAAGTAATATACTAGTCAACTTTTTCATTTAGCAAAAAATTGTGTATATACCATCCTAGTGAAAGATATGATAAATTTTTTTCATCATCTTGTTCTTCTTCTTTTTCTCCATATTTTTTTTTGATATACATTAATGTTAATTCACGTTTTGTATCCTGTGATAATGTTTCATCTTTTAATGATGTTAATACATCTTCCAAATAGACAATTAAATCATTTGTTGTAATCATTTGTTTATATATATTTCTTTATATATAAAATTTACTTTTTAACGAGTTCCAGCAGAGCAGGCCGAGCAGTTACCTTTCCAGGCAGCAATGTTGGACAAATCACGTCGTTCTTGAAAGTTACGATTGGCACGAGTGTCAACATATCCTTCATACGAACCAGCAGGTTGTTTGTAATGCCCAGGACCAACTTGAGCATTCACACCAGGAACACCATTTGTATATGCTGGTGAATGAGCAGACATGTGAATCGATGAATTTCCACCCTGAGTTGCCATACGAACTGCTTCCTTAGCTCGGTATGCTTCAGTAACACCAGCAACAGACATATTTGTATTTGGTCCACCAAGAGCACGAGGATTGAGATACCCAGCTGCATCCAATGCAATGTAATCAATGTATTGAGGTCTTAGGTAGTTTTCAACTGCTACTCGATCAAGAGCAGATTCGCACCCAGGAGCTTTGGTGTAATAAGAATCTGGGCAAACTACACGGCCATATTGATCAAGACCGTTCCACAAGGGGCATAATAGTGTATTAGGATTTTCATAACGATCAGACCACAATTTATTAGCATATCCAGTGTTTACTTGACAACTTAAAACTGAACCTTGAAGTGAAAAAGCAGACATTTTTATTAACTGAAAAAAAAATAAAATTTATTTCTTTTTTTTTCACTTAAAATCAAATTTATTCTTTATCAAATTTTATATCATCATTCCATTCTTTTCAAAAAAATTTTTTATTTGATTACACATATTACCTTTTTCATTATTCTTTAACCAATACCAAAGACGAACTAATTCTGTTCTTTCAAGATCATCTATCTCTATTGACAATTTTTTTAAAGTTTCATTATCTTTCAAAAGCTCTCTTAATTTAATATCAGTTTTAGATTCTACAATAGGTACACTTGGATCTATTTTTAATTTATAGATTATTTCTAAAAGTTCTTCTTGTGTCCAAGATACTGGACATTTTCTACCTCTTGGTTTACGTCTAGCATCCTTTATAATTTCATTTGTTTGTTTTATTATTAAAAAGTCACCATTCTTATCATAACTACCAACATAAAGATAATCATTTTTTACTTTATCAATAACAGGTCTTGTAACATCAAATGTACACCTTTCCCATAATAACGTTTTTTTATCTAGACATCTTTTATTCTTGTCTCCAAGTATACAGGATACAATATTATCTCTATCATGAAAAACAATCGGATACGGAAAAAAATCAATAATATATTCTCTTATTGGATGGGATATTTCTCCTTTTTCACGTGATGTAATAGCCATTTCAAGCATTAATTCTTTTGCATCTAAACCAAATTCATCCATCATTTTTCTCTTTAGTTTTTGATCCTTTTCATTTTTCATTTTCTCAAACATTATAGGCAAATTTTTGGTATATATTTTATCAACTTCTTTTTCAAAATTAAATTCAAATTGTAAAGGTATATGATCTGTATAAAATGAATCGTATACATTCATAGATAACATTGAATTTGTCAAAAAAATTAAATTGTTTTCATAATGTAAGAAATTTGAATCAAATAAAACCTTATTTTCAATACAATACCAAATCGTTTTCAATAATAAAAAATAATTAGTTGAAATTTTTAATTCATCCAATGAATAAACTTTTTTTATTTGAAAAAGTTCTCTTAATTTTTCAATCAAAATTTTCATCTCATCTTGATCATAAAATAAATTAAATGTAGAATAATCTATCATTTGTTTTTCATCTGACTCATTCTCACATTTATAATCACATAATTGATATTCACAATTTCTTGAATAATCCAACAATTTTGGCAAGACATTTCTCTCCTTTGTCAACATACAATCAAAACTAACCTGTTTCAACAAATGTTCAATTGATTTAATAGATATATCTTTATTCTCACAAAACTTATACATATATCGATCAATCGATCTAAACTCTTTATTTTTCAATACATCTTCTTTATCAATAACAATTGTGTACAAATAAATTTTCACAACAACATCCACTTTCTTTTCCAATAATGCATTATGTGAAAAAAGACGAAAAGCTCTTGCAATTGCCTGATCTGTCTCACTAAAATTCCAATGTGGTGTCAATATATGAACATGTTGTACATTTTTTAATGTGAAACCTTCACTTATAATTTTTGTACCAATAATCACCTTAATTTTAGAACCATCAAAATTTTCGTTACTATTAAAAATTCCAATTGCCTTATTAATGTTAGATGAAGTTAAACTTGTTAATAATGCATATTTAGGTTTTTTTCCACCTTCCGTATAATCTGAAAATCCAAATTCTTTCAATAACAATGTAAATATGATTGCACCACTTCCCTTGACAAATTCAAGATAGACAAAATGACTTCCATTATCCCCTAAAAGCATCCTTATACAATTTGCATATTTTACACTATATGTTTCTAATATTGACAATTTTTCATCAATTGTTTTACCCTTATAAGGTTCTAAAAATGCTGATTTTGCATTAATAGTTGAAGTCTTCTTTTTTGTTTTTGGATTAACTATTTCTTTGTAAGACACATATTTATTAAATCCAGTTTTACCATATGTTCCATCTGGAAAAATGAATAAACTAGACTGTCTTGCTTCCAAATAAATTGCCTGTTGATCGTCTGTCAAAGATTTTTCATAAGACTCCCTTTGTGTCTCTTTCATTTCTAAAGCAAACTGGTTGTATTTAAATTGTTTTAAATCAAGCATTTCTCCTTCAAATACTTTTTTTACATTACTTTGCATTGATCTTAAAAAACTGACTTTTCCATGTAATTTATCTTTTAATACGATTTCTTTATCAGGATTTAGAACAAGAATACCATTTTTATTTGGTATCATAAACTCCCTCTCAAAATCATGACCAATCGGTAATTGATGATCATTATCCAAAATTAAATTCATTAGACTAGCTATTTCATATGATTTATCTACCATTGGTGTTCCTGTCATTAAAATCAATTTACAATTTTTAACCAAATGCAACATTCTATGAATATTATCATATTGTCCTTTCATTTTATCATCAATTGAACCATTTTCATTTAAAATTCGAAGATGATGAGCTTCATCAATTATAATTATTCGATTGCTATATTGTCTAGAAATCTCAACATCTGAAGTTTTTGATAACATTGTACTAAACACTTCAAATGTATTAAAATCATAAAAATTCTCCAATTTTTTATTAATACGTCTCTTCACTTTATTCGCTGTTAAACTACCATAGTCATCATATCCAACCATTCTGATGTCTTCTTCGTCTTGATCCTCCTCATCCTCAATCTTATATCTACCATCTGTACATTTTTCAACCAATTCTTTCTTATAATTCTGAATCAAATTTTTACCCTTCATTAATATCAATGCTCCTTTAAAAGCAGAATATTCCAATCTGATTTTTTCAATCACTGCAACAGATAAACAGGTTTTACCTGTTCCAGGTTCATGCATGACTAACATTCCATTATAAGGAGTATGTGAACTCAAAAATCTCTCCATAATAATTTGATGATTCATATATTCTCCTGGATTTTCAGGTGGTTTTTCTGTTTTTTCTAGTCTATAATCATTAAATTCTTTTTTATAATATATAGGTGTTGTATCTACATATTCACCTAAAATTTCTTTTATATCTTTATCAAATTCAGAATATATCGGCAAAAAATCAACCACATCCATTTATATTAAATTAAATATTTAATATAAGTCTTACTTAATTTCACAAAATAATTTTAAAATAAACTGTAATTTACTCGGAATACATTCCAAATCAAACTTTAATCGATTTTTCAACGTCTTTCCACCATATGGTATCTCAGATGAAGTAAATTGTTGATGTTCCTCCATATAATAAGCCTTAATCAATGCATAGACAATTTCCTGTTTTTCATCTGACATTTCTTTTAAACGATCAATAATTGTATTCTTATCTTGTTCAGTTACTTCAACAATTTCATTTTTTTTAAGAGAATCATACAATGGAAAATTTGGAAAGTTCATTTTATTTTTATTATTTCTTTTTTTTAAAATTCGATTTTACTTATGTATAAGCCTCTGCAAATTCCATATAAAAATCATCCGAATCTCCCCATAATGGTTGTCCAGATGCATAAGCTGGAACAGATCTCTTTCCATTTGAGATGACAGATTTTGGTGCCTCTTTATTCGTGAATTTTTCTTTAGACTGAATCTTGCTACTCACTTCTCTAATAAATCTATTAATTTCTGATTCCTCATGTGGACCATCATAACGAATAAAAGGTCTTCCAGATACATATAAAATCATCAACGGAACATATTTAATCTCTGAAATGGTAGATTTACTCATTGCAACTATATTTTTTTCTTTACTAACATTAATCATACCAAACTGACATCCACCCAATTGACCTGGAAGACGTTTAAAAATTGGAATCAAATTTCGACTATGTTGACAATTTGTAGAATAAAACAATATTAAACTTAATCCTCTAATATTATGACACATAATAGGACCCTTTGTACCATTATTTATACCAAAATCTTCTGTTTGTAAAAATAATAAGCCACTCATTCTATTTATACTATATCATCTTATTTAAATGGTTAATTGTTTTTCAATCAGGAAAAAAGATCCAACTCCAAAGAGCAACCCAAAAAAGATACCACCACAAATTTGTGTCCAATTATGACATCCAATAGATACTCTACTATACCATACAAGACCTGCCAAAATCCAAGCAATTGTTATCCTAACTATTTTTTCAGCTAATGTCACATCTGTATGACGGCACACATATAAACTCCAAAAAACTGCAGCAAATGTAGTAGTTTGAGCATGACCACTAGGAAATCCAAACGTCTTACTTCCACTACCAGAACAATCATCAAATAAACTACAACCAGTTAATGGTGGATTTGGTCGTATCCAAGGTTGAGAGTCAGATAACAATTTTCTAAATGCCATTTTTTCCAAATGATTCATACATTCAGCAAGTAAAATATAAGAAATCAAAAAATATAAAACCCACTTGTCATTTTTTACAAGCAAAACAAGAATACAAACAACACTAATTAAAAATGGTGAAGCTTTTGCAATATTTAAGGGTATTTTACCACTTGTCTCTGTCATTTAATTAATATAATAAAATATTAATTAATATTTAATGTGAATTTATCTGACACTTAACTGAACAAAAAGATTTCCAACAACATTCACACCTCTTATGATATACACTAATATCTTTACATGTAAAACATGTCTTGGCCTTTTTTTCAAAGTATAAAGATTTCTCACGCAAAAGTTGTGTCAATTTTAAACGAATGATATGTTTTTGATACTCCTTCTCACATTCATCCACTTCTTCAACTTTATCTAAACAAGAATAAAGATATGCAATACATTTTTGATAACACTTTTTTGGGATTTTTTTCTTGTATCTCTCCTTTATTAAATCCATCATGTAAATCATCATTTTTTCATTCTTATTATTCATCAAATTTTTTAATAAATTTTGAGTATTTGGATAAAATCCAAGAACATCACTGGTACTATAAACCTGCATTCTTAACCTAACTATTTTTCATTATAAAAAAATCAAATTTAATAAACTTATCCTTTTTACAATTATTTTATGAGAATATTTTAGTCACTGTTTTAAATTTTTGTAAATTTAAAAAGTAGTTTTTCAATTTTATATAATATTTCAGGCACTCGAAAATTACTTAAAGTACAGGGAACCCAAGTGCACCACCTGAGATTCTGATGATATTGTTGTTCACACAAGTAGTGATAAAATCATACTTGGTGGCCATCGATCCTGCAACAGCACTAGCACCAGTTCCACTTACTGTCATGTACCAAGAGTTATTCATGGCAGCAGATGAGAAGGGAACAATTGACACGTTGGTCAATTTACCATAATTGGTGCTTCCCATTGGATCAATGTTGCAATAGTCCAATGAGTAGGAGTAACTGTGGTATCCTGTTGAGAGAGGAATGACGGGCGAGTGGTACCAGGGGTTGACAAGCGAGAAGTAGTCGGAGCCCATGTTTTGGAGACGTTGAGTGTTTTCGTAGATGAGAGAAGTATTGTCAACGGGATCAGAACCAGCATTAAAATCAACAACACCAAAGAGAGGGTTTGTAGTTTGGCAAGCAATGTTACCAGATTGATGAGGACCAAGAGGATTTTGGGCATCGGTGGTGTAATTTGACCAGGCAGCATAGTTGGATTTGTTACGAGCAGCCCAGAAGAGGACTTTAACGGCATGCGAGAAACGAATGTCGAATTGAGGAGTAATTTGGGTACCACCAGACATTCCAATTTGGCCAGCTGGAATACTAGTGTTGTTGTTGTAGGATTGAAGAGGAGCTGTTTGAACTTGTTCAATGAGAATATCACGAGGAGCACAAGCCATCTTTTTACGTTCTTCGTTCGATACAATGGCATAGTTGGCCCATACTTGACAACTGTTACTGATATCAATGTTTTGGTTGGATAGGATATCAGTACTTTGAGCAGGAGCAGATGTCCATACACCACCTACATTGTTGACATTAACAGAACCAGCGCTAGTTGCGAAAGCCAAAGGAAACCCATTAGAAGTAGCAGTAGGAGTCCAAGTATCTTTAATCAACAAATCAGTCCAGTTACGGAAAGAAAAGTTGATACGCATTTCATTGTAAGGCAAAGCAGCCGTAGGTAGAGCAATACCAGAATCACGAGTAAAGAAGAAGGGAAGAGGAAGATTGAGAACTTGGGAAGGCAATACTTGAGGTCCAAAAGTTGCAGTAGCAGCAGTTCCGAATCCTTGAGCACCACCAAGACCTACCAAAAGGAGAGGGTTAGCAGCAACGGGGTTGATCAATTGAGTGACATTACCAATCATAACATCATAACCGTTACGCTTGCCAGCAGGGACAGTGAACGAAGACCAAAAATCCAAATGAAAGTTATCGAAACGAGCAGCAACCAAATCGTTAAAAGTGATACTGCATTCTTGGATAAGATTGTGCATCAAGTTACGAGTCCAACGCAAGACACTGGCACTGGTTGTGGTAAGACCACTGTTGTTGTTTGCAGTAGAAGCAGTGACTGCAGGCAATACGACACGAAGCCATGTTTGAAGAAGGTAATCACCAGCACGAGAGATGGAAACGGACCATTGTTGACCAAATCCTGATTGGCCTGAAGATTTGCTTAAAACAACTGGTACTTGAGTAAACCAGGTTGATTTGCGAACTTCACGAACAAAGTAGGCAATGGATTCTGATCCACCATAGGTGTACTTTTCTTGTTCATCATAAGTAGCGAGATCGATAAAACCGGATGTTAAGTTGGAGGTAGCGATAGACATTTTTATTATAGAGGAGAAATTTTTTTTAAATTTATATTAATTTTATTTTATGTTGGCTTAAGAAAATAAAAACAAAAGTCATTTTTTTTTGAATTGTGTAAATTAAAGGATACAAAAGAAGTATTGTGTGGAAATTGTAAAAGTCACTAATGAAATTTGGCTTAAATTTCGTTAAAAAGAAATACAATGATAAATGGAAATTGATATATTAAACATTGATAAAAATATACGTGATAAATGGAAACTGAATGAAGATAAAATGATTGACATAAAAAAAAGAATTTGTGATATCAATGAAATATTGAGCGATGTGAATTTATCATCACATATTATAAAGGATTTAAAGATCAAAATAATAGAATTGGAGTCTGATATGAATAAATGTGAGAATTATCAAATGAATTTGAATTTTTATATTATGGATGTTACACCGATACTTGAGAGTTATAAAAAAATGATAACAAAACCAAAGAAGATTTCATTTATGGTAAAAAAGGAGAATGAACATCAGGATGTTCGTCTTGTTGTAAAACAGTATCTTGAAATACTTGATTTGTATAACATTTCATATGGAGATTTGAATGAGATTGTTTCTACTAATAATAAATCTCCTGTCAAAAAGAAAGAATGTAGAAAATGTAAATCTACACAAGAGTTTGTCTACAATGAATATAATAACGTTGAAATATGCGAGTATTGTGGAAGTCAGGAAGAAAAAGCTTACAAATCTTCTTGTTATAAGGATATTTCAAGAGTAAATATATCAAATAAATATACATATGAGAGAAGAGTACATTTTAAAGATTGTATTAATCAATATCAAGGTAAGCAGAATGCCACAATTGATGATAAGGTTTTTGAGGATTTGGAGAGTCAGTTGTTGCTTCATGGAATTATTGATAAATCAAGAAATTTTGTGAATGTTACAAAAGAGCATATTTTGTTATTTTTAAAAGAGACTGGTCATTCAAAGCATTATGAGGATAATGTATTGATTTATCACAAATTAACTGGTAAAAAGATTGATGATATTTCTCACTTGGAAGATCAGTTGATGGAGGATTTTGATAAAATTTCAAATGTGTATGATCAGAAATTCAAGTTTACTGGTAAGATTGATCGTAAAAGTTTCATAAATACACAATATGTTTTATTTCAATTATTACGAAAGCATAAATATCCATGCAAGAGATCAGATTTTAACATGTTAAAAACTCTTGATCGAAAAAGTTTTCATGATGAGATTGTGAAGGAAATATTTGAACATCTCAATTTTAATTTTACTCCGATTTTTTAATCGAACTTAAAGATTATAGTATACTAAAAACATGTCAGATAAAACACTTATCATTCATATTTCTTGTGAGGTTATCATAATGGGATCTATCGCCTATTTTTTTCATAGTAAAACAAAACAATTGACAAATCAGCTTGAACAAACTAGACAAACGATTGAAATGTTACAAGTTGAGATGCAAAATTTAAAGAAACAAGTTACTCAAACAGAGCCTAATTTGGGTGAATTAAAGTATTTGATTTCCTCGTTAGAAGATGTCAAAAGAGATGCTAGATATCTTCTAAACCAAAGATATCAACAACCCGTTCAACAACCACTCGTTCAACAACCACCAGTTCAACAACAACCCGTTCAACAACCACCAGTTCAACAACAGTCTGATTTGGAACCTGTTTATTTTGTTAGTGTAGAACCAAAACAAAGAAAAAAAGCAAAAATTGAGGTAATTGAAGATGATGAAGAGATTGAAGATTTGGATAAAGAACTTGAAAATGAATTAAATGAATTAAAGAATTAAAGACTAATAAAATGAAAAGGTTGATTTTTAAAAAATGGTATGATGAATACAAGAATGATTTGTATATTTTATTTCAAAGACTAATAGGTGTTTTAAAAACTAAAAATATGTTATATAAAAATCATTCGTTTGAATCTTTTTGTAGATTAATTTATTCAAAGAGTTCGACATATGGATAAAGAAAATCTAGAATTAGAATTAGATTTCACAGAAATAGATGAAAAAATTGAATTGACTGAATCTTATTTACAGGAAGTTTGTGATGAACTCGCATATGAATGTACTGTAGAGGGTATTGATATATTCAGACAGTATACATATGAAAAATGTTTACCAATTGGAGAAAAGTTTACATTTATTGATTTATTTGATTTTTATTTCAAAGAGTAATTATTTTTAAATTTAAAAATAATTTTTTATTTTTTTGCTCTGAATTTAGAGTCAACTTTTCCACTTAAACATTCAAATAGAGCTTTTTGTAATGCATTCAATTTTTCTGTACCAGGAAACTCATCTCCTAAATTAACTTCCTCCTCAGATTCTTCTGCCTTCTTCTTTTCCTCAGCTTCTTCTTTCATTGCTTGTTCTTTTTCATCATCAGCTTGTTTCTGAATCATTTTTTTAAATTTGTCAATTGTTTTTTTTGTACCTACAAATAATTTATTACCAAGTGCATGTTTTTCCATATCTTTATAATAATCAAGTGGTGGCATTTTTTTTCCACATTTACTCTGTTCTAAATCACAAATATCATCATCATCACAATAGTTTTCCATATCACATTTTTTCCCATGTGCTAATGCTAACAAGTATTCATCTTTTCTTTCTTCTTTTTTACCAATTTTTTCAAAAAATGGATCCTTTTCAAGTATTTTTATACCTTTAGGAAACAAATCCAACATAGTATTTTTAAGAAGTTTACTTCCCCGTATAACTTTTGAATCTGTTTTAGATTCATAATAAGGTGATAATTTTTCATCTAGATAAATTTTATAATCACCTATTGCTTTTTTTTTTTCACTATTCCAGGTCTTGTTATCAATCTTACACACCTTTACTGCTTCTTCTCGATCCAAGTTTTTACCATTCACAAAATAAGATACCTTATTGTCAGAATCAAATGTCATTACAAGGTTTCCATCTTTTTCTGGACTAGCAGCCTTCTTTGGACTAACAGACTTCTTTGGACTAGCAGACTTCTTTGGACTAGCAGACTTCTTTGGACTAGGCTTCTTTGGACTTTTCGAGTTCTTTGGACTAGGTTTACCTTGATTTTTTAATTCTGCTATAGCTTCTAATGCTTTAAGTCTACCAGCTTCAAGCTCTTCTGTTGTAGGGGATTCATAGTCTCCTTCTTCTAATGGTTGAAAAGCATAGAGTGCCTTAGCAAGAGCTTCTAAGAAATTTTTTTTATCTTGTTGTGTAGCACCTTTTGCTGTATATTTTTTCCATAATACAGTGTAGAGAATATCATATAGTTCAGTTTTTTCAAACTGTGTAAGTAGTGGTCTTAACTCTTGTTTTGATTTTGTTGACAACCTTTCAAAAATCGTTTGTTCAGAAACACTCATTTATTTATATTATTATTTTTTTTTATAAATAATAATTTACAAATCGATGTCAGGTCCTCTCATTCTTCTTTTTGGGGCAGTTTGTGGTTCTTCTGAAAAATTGAAAAAACTTGTTCCAATTTTTTTCATGACCATTTTTGTAATAATAAAAATTGCAGCATTTATTAAAATTGTAAATAATAATCGTATTTCTACTGGCCATTTACTACCTTCTGGAACATAATTCTTTTCACCCAACTCAATTAAGAGATGTTCATATTTGTTCATATTCACGATTTGTTGTTTTGTAAAATCTTGCATATCAAATTTTAACCAATATCCAAGAACAAATTCTGTAATATAAAATCCTGTAATAAGGTAGCTTTTATAAGTTTCAATGTTATTATCGACATTAACTTGTCGAATAGTTGAATCGTATGTTCTTTGCATTGTTGAATAATCACTATGAATAGTGAATTCTGGGATATTTGAATTTTTGTAAGATTTTCGAAGTAGATCAAATTTAAATAAGAGTTCACGTTTCAAATCTTCATCATCAAAATTATTTTTAGAAATATCTCCAACTGTCTTTTTTGGTAAGAAATTTCCACCAGATATTTCAGATAATCGAGGAGCAGTGTAAACTTTATCATCTGTTTCAGGAGAATGTTTACGATCATCTTTTAGTAACTCTTTTAAACGAGAAGATAATCCATCGTCTTCTTTTTCTGGAGATTTATCCTGTTCACGTTCTATATCATGTTCTTTATCTCTTTCAATTTCTCGTTCACGTTCACGTTCTCTCTCTCTTTCACGTTCGTGATCACGTTCCCTATCACTTTCACGATCAATATCTTCTTCTGGAGATCTTTCACGATCCCGATCTCTTTTTTCCTTATCTACGTCATTTTCTCTACTCCGTTCACGATCTTCAAAATTTTCTCGTTCAATTTTTCGTTCAGGAATATATTCTTGATTTACTAACTCATGTTTAATTTTACCTTTGTTTTCGATCAATTCCAAATACATATTTGGCATGATAGGGAATCTTTTTTGTCTAAAAGATGGCCTGTCTGTAAAAAGTTTGGTAACAGTTATTGTTGGTTTCCTTAACATTTTACTTTATTGAAAGAGCTTTAAATGATTAATTAGTTTGTTAAACTTTTTTTTATAGAATTATATCCACTTGAAAAAAGTTCAAGTTTTTTTGAATTATTTAATTGAAAATTATAGATTTTAATTGGTTCAATTTCAATTTGAATAAATTTACATCTATCCATATTTTTAATTTGTAATTTTAGTAATTCATTTAATGGGATCATAATAATCGTATAAAATTTGTCAATTATTTTTTTATATTCATCTTCACCTTTTTGTTCCATATTAATGACAATTACATTTACATCATCTTTAATGTATTCAAAAATTGGAAAAAATGGACAATTGTCAACAAAACCACCATCAATATAAATGTCTTCATTATAGACACAATCATTAAATATAAAGGGAAGACTTGATGATAATTTTATAGCATCAATACAAGACATATTTGGATATGTATGATAAGACAGATATTCTTTCTTTTTTTTTGTAATATTGTATGCACATGTAAAAAGAGTCTTATTCATTTTTTCGTATAATTCTAGTAATGTTGGTATATAGTTGATTTTTTCAAGAGTCATTCTTGTAAAATGTTTTTCAAAAATTGAAAAATCATAGATTCCATCTCCATTAAAAATAGATTCGATTCCTTTATGTTCATTTATCTCAAAAACATTGTGTGTAATGATATAAACAATCATTTCAATTGGTGTGTATCCAATTGCCAAAAAATAGCAAATAATTGCTCCTATACTTGTTCCTGAATAATATTTGATATCACTAAACAAATTATTATCAATCATGTATTGAATCCCACCAAGTATTCCGAAACCTTTTAAACCACCACCAGACAAAGTGATTCCGTTGAATGACATGTTAATATTATAAAATCATTTAAATAATATTAGTTTTTTTCAATTATTCTTTTTAATAGAATGATGCATACAATTATCAATAAAACGATACAAACAATGTACATTGAATTATCACAATTGTAAAATTTTGAACAAATAGGGCATTCCTTAATATGATTTGCAATTGTCATACAAGATAATTCATCTGATTGTCGAACATGTTCAAAATGTTGATAATAAGGAACTTGTGAAGGTAAATTTGGCATAAAACGAAAATCTGGTGGAGGCAATTGAGTTTGAGTTTGAGATGGTTGTTGTATTCTCATACCACTATTTATTTCATAAGGATTCTCCCTATCAAAAGAACGTATATGACGACCATTAAGTTGTTGTGTAAATTGATCTCTGTCAGCATTTCCTTTTGCGATATAGTCATCACCACCTCCTGTTATACTGTCAACATCAAATAATTCATCTATATATGTTATACGGGGAGGAGACTGTTTCATTTATTACTAAACAAATTTAAATCAGAATATAATTTTTTTAGTAATGGATCATTATCTTTCGTTACTAAATCATTTAATAAAATTTTGAACGGTCTTGTTGATAAATTTGTTGACTGCATTGAAATTTCATTTAATTGTACCATTATACCCTTTTCAATACATGATTTATAATCTGATGTTTGTTTAAAAAGTTTGAATTCTTCTGGTGTCGCAGATAGTTTTATTTTAAGAGTCGTTTTTCCTGAATTTGATAATGAAGATACATCAAGTTTTGAAAGTGTTGTTGTCAATAATTTTTTCTTTGGAACATCAAGAGGAATATCAACAATTTTACAATTTTCGTCAATATAACAAACAACTCGTGTCTCTGTATCACCAAATGCATGTTGTAATGGTGCTCCAGGATAATAGATATTTGGTTGGGGGTTTTGATTATCATGAATATGACCACTTATAACCTGTGGAAACTTTTCATTCCATTCATCACCATCTTTTGAAACAATTGCACCCATTTTACATCCTTTAAATTCTTGATGTGCAAAAATTACATTTGAATTTTTCCAATTTTCACATACATTTAATGCTTCTATAAATCTACCTGGATATACATATGGACATAGTAAATATGTAAAATCTCCATCCATTTTCATAATTGGTTTATCAATAATGTGCACATTATGATAATTTGAAAGTACATTCATCCAATGATTCTTTGTTAAAAATTGTTGATTGTTTATCATATCATGATTTCCTACTAAAATATCAGTCTGTGCATATTTTGCGAGAGAGACTACAAATTCCAATGATTTATTTAATGACTGTGTAAAAATCCGTTCATGATAATGCATCAAATCTCCTGCAATTACAATTCTATCAAACTTCTCTCGTTCACAAATTAAACTTAATTGAGACATCAAAATATCAACTTCTTCATGATTATCATTTTTGATATGAGGATCACCTATGAATAAAATCTTCATGTTTTTATTCATACTTTTATTTGGTTTAAAATATTCAATTTTATTGTTTTTGTTTCTTTTCATACAAATACATGGCATACATAACACCAGCAGCTAACCCACATGCAGCTACAACATAGTAGATTCCGTTTTCTACGGTTTTAGCATGATCTCCACCTACAGCTCCAGCTAACTTTTCAACCAAATTCATTCCACATGCGTGTAAACCCCAGTTCAATGCTCCGATGACAGTTACGTAGAATAAGACAATAAATGCAATTTTTTTAGCGTCCATTTTATTAAAAAGAAAAAAACTTTTTTTTATTATTTCTTTTCACTCTTTTCCGATTTAAAGAAATTTTTTAATAACTAATAAATGAATATCATTCAGGAATTTTTATGTGTTCAACAAAATATTAGAATGTATCATTGGACTACTCCTATTTATAACAAACATGTTGTATCAGGTGAGTTATATGAAAAGTTGGATGTATTGATTGACAAATTTGTTGAAACCTATTTAGGAAAGAATAAAATTACATTTAATTATTTTGAACTATCAATCAAACAACAAAATATTATTTCTTTATTAAAAAAATTTAAACAATTTTTAATGGGTGAGATTGAATTGTTTCTTGATAAAAAAGTAAATTCCGATTTAAAAAATATTAGAGATGAAATATTGGGGGAAATAAATCGTTTTATTTTTTTATTGTCATTAGAGTAATTGTAATTGTTGAAATTTTTTATAAAAATTTTCAGTATATTCAATGACTCGAATATTTTTATTTTTATCTTCTCCTACTGTTCTAATTAGTTGTAATTTTTGATTGTATATCATTAGGTAAATGTTAGAATCATCTGGAAGTTTTTTTATTATTTCTGATAGAAAAAGTTTTCCATCAAAACAAATGTAATATTTTGAAAAACTTTGAAATTCTCTAAATACAATATTACTAAAATATTGAAGTTTACAAATGTCAGTTGTATAACAAATAATGTTTGATTGAGAAGAATAATCACTAATATGATCATAAAAATGAAGCAATTCCTTCCTTTTATGATACTCTACTATTTGACTAAAATTGTTAACAATTCGAAGACGTAATAAACAAATCAATCTCTTTAAGGTATTCTCATCTGATACAATCAATTTATCTGATTTGATATATCCTGCTTTTTCAAATGATTCAGAGTTTATTATAGATGAATCTAAAATTTTATAAAAAGTTTTTAGAATCATTACATTCTCTTTTATAAAGTCTCGAATAAGTTCAATTGTATTTAATGTTTTTTTAAAGTAGGCAAATCTTGAAAACATGTAAATGAAAATTTCACCTAATATAGATGCAATTTTCCGATTTTTACGAAAAACTTCAAGTTGATTTTCCTCTTTATTTGGTTTTCTTTTATACAATGGTAAATTAAGAGGAGGAATTGGGTCACAATCTAAAAATACATCTTGTGATGTCACTAGACATCTTGTCTTTTTGTAAGAATCTAGTATTTGATAAGAATAGGTTTCTAAATTAGAAGGATAATTTACAAATTTAATCAATGGTTTTTTTCTAGGTGTAAGGTAAAACTGGGTTAGATGTAAGCTAAAATCTCCTTCAAATATATATTTCTTTTCTCCATCTATTTCCATTAAAACCAATTCACATACTTTTTTATCATGTTCTATTATAATCACATTTTTTTCATACATTTTTTTATATTGTAGATAAGGTCCTTTATGAAATGGAATCATTAATTTTGAATTCACGTTACCAATAAATACATAAATATTACATTTGTAAAAATATTCAAGTAAACGAATCCATCTTCTTGGATCCAAATAAGTATCTTTATCCGTAAACAATTGTTTCATTTCTTCTATTGTTAAATCTGTATTTTCTTGTGAAGCTACTTCAAATCTGTCAATTTTTTCTCTTTTTTTAGTTGCCATTTTAATACAACTTAAAAAACTATGTTTTCCATCTTCTACACCTTTTCTGTAAAATTTATGTCTCTTATCATAAAAATTGTATAAAAAAAGTTCTAGAGTTGGAGAGATTGTTCCAAAAGTATCTTCTTTTAATAATCGATGTAATGTTTGTATTATATAATTAGTAGGTGTTTTTGTTTTTTTTTCTTCATCCAAATAATAGACATTTACATTTTTATTCTCCTTTTGAAAACAACATGGAACAAAATCATGTTGAGTATCTGCATTTGTGTTTTCCATTAATCCAATAAAAGGGTATTTCTCATGTTTGCAATAATAACAAAATTGTTTACCTTCTTCCTCTTTTGGAAAACGAATGTAATCTTTATATTCTTGCATTGTACCTAATTTAGATTCATGAATAATCGAAGGCTTTCTATCTATTTTACACATTCTTTTATATCCAGGACCAAAATCAGGTGAAAGTTTTGATGATTCTTCTTTTTCTTCACTGACATCTTTAAGAATAAATTCTCCTTTACTAAAAAATTTTTCATATTCTCTAAATATAGACTGTTCTCTCTCATGATAAATTGTAAAGAACTTTGAAATTAATGATTTAAAAAGGTCTACTTGTTCTATACTTTTAAAATTAAAAAGTCTGATTTCTGAATAATAAGAATTTATTTTGAACTCAGGTTCTTCATAATCTCTTAAAAATTTTTCTTTTCCTGTTACCTTTTTACTCAAAAAGAGATGACATTTTTCACTACCTTTAAATTTTAATAATAAATAAGATTTTAATGTACCTGTAAATTGACTCTCATCAACACATATAAATTTTGATACATTTGGATCATTCATAATTAAATCACTCAATATATACTTGTTAAAAAGCTGATTTGGAAAATAACATACACCACATATATCATCTTCTTTATCAATTTTCTCAATTACAATAGGTATTGTAAAAATATCCCCTATATAATCTTTGATTTCAAATGTAATTGTATCAAAACTTATAATAAAATGTAATCTTTCCTCTTCAAGAAAAAACATACAATTTATGTTATTCTCAATTTTTAAAAGAATATTAGAAGGATACCTCAAGTTCCATTTTTTTAAGAAATCATCATGTTTTATACAATATTTTGAACCTATAATACTATCTTTACATTCACCAAATTCACATGTCGTTCCATTCACTTTGAAATTTTCATATATTTTACAAACAGATTGTTTATCAGGTATATTTAATGAACAAAATTGTATCTTTACATTACATTTTATTAGATTAAAAATGTAGTCTAAAGATACACCTGTAATAGTTGTTTTGTAATAACATGTAAAATTGTTTTTTTTAAAGATAGTTGAAGTTGATTCTTTTGTTTTTTCTATTTTTTTATAAATAGATTCTATTCTCTCAACTTTTTTATTAAAATCAATTTTTAGTTTTTCTAATTGTTTAAAGTTTTTCTGCTTTGAAAATTCAACAATATCAAAATCTTTTAAAAAGTTTTTAGAATCTTTAAAGATTGATAGATCTGATGATTCTAAAAACTTTTTAAAATTAATAAATTCCAAGTGTTCTTCAGATGCATCTTCTTTTTTATAAAAAATCCATAACTTTACTATAAATTCAAGTCTTAAATCTGGGAATTTATTTTGTTTCAACCATTTTATGAAATTTTCAAATGTACCCTTATATTCTTTTATAAATTCTTCTAATAAAATCACTTTATTATCATTTATTTCTGACATTAGATAGGGAAGAGTTTTAAACTCATACGCAATTCTATTTCTAAAATCATTAGTGTCCTCATAAAAAGAAGGTATACTTTTTACATCTTTGTAGACCATTTTATATAAAATAAGTTATTTTATATTATTATTCTTTACTCATCAGAAACATTTTCTTCACCTTCCCATTCTTCCTCCTCATCATATTGTGGTTCTTCCTCCTCATCTCCAAGTTCCTCATCTTCTTCCTCCTCATCTGTTCCGTATTCATCCTCTTTATCATCATCCTCCTCATCATTCTCCTCATCCTCTTTATCTGTTTCATTCTCATCAACCAACTCTTCATATAAATCTTCTAATAGTGGTTCAATGTATTCGATTTCTTTAGATTGTTCATATGAAATTTTTGTTGATTTGATAAACATTAAAATTCTCTTTGTAACATCTGTTAATGTATACTGTCCAATACTATCCAAAATAATATTTACACATTTTTCAAATAGTATAGATTTTTCTACAAGTTTAGAATGATCAGCTCCGTATTCACTATAAGTAGACAAAAGTTGTTCATAATAATATACATTTTTCTTCTTATCAATTCTTACTTTTTTATCTCCTAAATGCAATAAATTAAATGCAAAATAAATATCTGTTTCATCTACATTTCTTTTTTTTCTCCATTTATTGATTGTATTGAAAATTTGCAAAAAAGAAGAAATACATAAGGGTCTTATGATACATTTATTTATTTCTTTATGTGTCATTGTAAGTTTTAATAAAACATAAGAAATTTTACCTTTATCTTTTACATCCTCTCTTGAAACTTGAAAATGTTCATTTAGATCATCAAATTTGTAATTAAATGGAACTTTTAATAAGACTGTATCAGTCTTTCCACTAACAATCAATCTTCTTGCAATTTCCTTTATATTTATCTTGTCTAAAAATAATTCAAATTCATTCAATGGTACTTTTTTATAATCTCTACCTCCCCATGGAGCATCAATGTAAATAAATGAAACACCAGATGGTAATTCTGCATGTAAGAAAGATTGTAATTGGGGTTTGACTCGGTCTTTAAGATCAAATTCATCAATATTTTGTTCTAACAATTCAAATGTATCCTTGTTAATTTCATAGGAAAGAATAGATGCATTTTCAAATGTTGTTGCAAAATTAATGGTGTCTACACCAATATGAGCAGTTGCATCAATGATAATTGATGGATTTTTGAACCATTTTTGTAGAATTTTATTTACTTTTCCAACATGCTTTGGTAATAACGAACTATATTGACTCTCTTCATTTGTATGAAACTTTGTATAATCAAATGGTAAATCTGAAATATTTCGTAACAATTTAGGATCAAAATAACTATATTCTACTTTATATTCATTTTTAACAATTGTTTTACCAATTGGTAGTTTAGGAACTTTTGAATCATCCTGTTTAATAGATTTTTCTACATTTTTTGCAAATTCATCAAATGAATCAATTGGACAAAGAGCTCTTTTCTTTAAAATCTTATCAATCTTATATTTACCTGCCTCATCAAATAATTGAAAAACAGTTTTATTACTAGTAGCTTTTATTTCAACATCTAATTGTTTAATAGCTTGATAAATGTAAAAAGTATATTTCCAAAGTTCTTCAACACATTCTTTTGAAATAGAGGAGTCAATGTAAAGTTGTTTCTTAAAATCAGATGGTATATTTTTTTTATCAAAATTTTTATAACGTGCTTTATCAATACATTTCAAAAAGTTTTCAAAAATAAATTTGAATGATTCAAGATCTGTATAGATAAGTTTTTGACCACCTTCAGTTACATCTACATATGTTTTTTGAAATAGTTTCATCATTTTATATAGATCTTTGGTTTTATTCTCACTATAAGTAAGAAAAGTTTCATCCTTTAATATCTTATTCAATTCTTTTTGTACGGGTTTTTCTAAAATTATTTTTTCAAATTCCTTTTCATCAAAATGTCTCATATAAAATTCATACAAATTCTTTCTAATTTCCATTAAACATTTTCCAATAAAATTAAACTTGAAAGTAGGATCAAAATCCTTAAAGTAAATTTCTGGATGAGTTTTTATTGTAGATAATAAAATCTTTACTTGCTCAGATGGTGAGGCAAAACTACCATTTTTTTTATATAATACTTTAAATTTTATTTTTAAGAGATGCTTTAATTCCTTCTTTACTTTTTCCTTTATATAGTCTTCCATTTTTTCTGTATATAATTCAAATATTTGTGTAGGAGATAAATACGTTGAATACTCAAGAGATGGAAGAGGATTATTTTCGTCTCCACTTTTAAACTTAATATATGAGTATGACTCAATTGTATTTCTACAAAATTTATCAAGTAATCTTGTATATACATAATGAATAACAGTTGGATAATCCATAAGACCAAATGATATAAAGTGTCTATGAAAGGGGCTATGTACATCCGTATTATCAAACTCGTAACTAGCTTGCTTTTTTACCTTTTTTGGCTTATCTTTTTTAGCCTCCTTTTTCTGTTCAAGAATAGTAACTAACAGAGACTCACCTTTTTTTAATGGCCATACCTTATGTTCAGTATGTGATTTTTCATCGCATACATTTATTTTACAATAAAAACAACGAAATTTAGCTATATGTTTTTTATCATGTATATCACACATAGTTTCTTCTAAGGCTTTAAATAAGGGTTCTTTCTTTTTCTCAATTGATTCTTTTTCAATTTGTTGTTTCAAATACTCAGAGTAAGAGTCATCCTTAATCAGATCAGATTCAAATATTTCTTTCTTTTCAAACTTAAAGTCTGGAAATTTACCAAGATCTTTATAGGTTTGTAAACGATCCATTAAAAGAAGAGTTTGATTTTTTTCATTCAATTCATATAGTAGTTTTTCACGAATTTTTAAATCATCTCCATAACCACGTCTGAGTGCTAAATCGTCGATGTAATATGCAAGTAAACTTTCTCTTTCTTTCTCAATTAAACTATTATTAAATGCTTTAAAATAATTTAATCGTAAGAGTAATGGAATCTTATCTGGATTTTTTGAAAAAAACATAATTTGATTTACAAAGTCTACATTTTCTTCAATCTTTTTTTTATATAAATCAATATCCCTCTCTATTTGATATATTTCTAATTGTAATTTTTCATTTTCAATATTTAAAGTCTTTTGTAATGTTCCATCTGGGCCTTTTAAATGTTCAGTATTCTTTTTTAACTGTTCATCAATGATCTCTTGTTCAGACTCTGTAAATGCATAGATTTTTTTCATTTCTTTTTCTTTAAATTTTTTAATTTTTTCATAGAGTTCTTCTTCTCCAAGTTTTTCTAAATCTTCTTTATCAATAAAATTTTTAATTCTTTCATCTTGTTTTTCGTTTGAAATAAAATATTGAAGTCTTTCCAATTCTTTCTCTATAGCTCTTTGTAAAAGAACATCAAATCTTTTTTTATAGTTTTCAATTATTTTCATTTTTTCAGATTTAAGTTTTTCAAGTTTTTGGATTTCATTTTTTTCAAATACAAAATCTAATTTTAAATCAAATGATTGTAAAAAAGATGTTTCTAATTCTGTAACCATAATCTTCACAACAAAATCTTCAATTGAATTTAAACCAATGTATTCACTTAAATCAGATTTTCCTTCTATTATTTGTTTTTTTAAAAAACTATAGACAGAATAAACTGTATTTAAGTGATTAATTTGTTCCATTTGTTTTTGGTCAGCATTCATTAGTCTTAATTTTTTACGCAATTCCATCAAATATTTACCAATGAAATTTTCACCTTTTGAATCTGTCATTCCCAAAAATAAATCAGATGATCTATAGATTATTTCGTCTTCCTCTATATCCAATAATGATTTTCTTAATCGTTCATCTTTATATTTTTCATCTAAAGCATCTATAAGAGCTTTTATATAAACTTCATTATTTGAGTTTTTAAATATTCTTACTGCTTCATTCTTAGCCTTTTCAAATGGTAAATTTCCAATCGATTTTCTAAGTAATTCACTATCAACAAGAGATGCATACGATTTTGAAATTAAATTATCTTTTAAAGGTGATAAAATCCCGTAAGGAGAATCTTGTGGATTAAATAATAATAAAGTAGACATTTATTATTATTACTATAATTTAAATTTATTTAGTATCTCCAAAATTAGGAAATAAATGTGGATCTCCTTCATAAAATGTATCCTTATCTGTCCCAATATACCCCAATGGAGGATTTTGTTGTTCTTTGCAATAATCTTGGACTGATTTACAAGGTGTATCTACACATTTATTTTCAATCATATCTGGATTATTTTGAGTAATAGGAGGATTGTAATTGCACCCAATTCGATCATATTGAAATGTTGTAGGTTTTCCAAAATAAAGACCAGAACAACGAGGATTAAATTTGCTTACTTGAAATAAGAAGGGCTCAGATATCTTTTTGTATTTATGGAGCATAAATAGTACTGCTGCAAAAAATAAGGCAATCAATAGTCCACTAAATTCAGTCGGATTTTCTTTACCAATCATTTTTGCAACCTGTGTTTGAAACCATGGATTGCTGCAAATAAGCAAAATGACAAGGAATATCAACATCATCATTTATAATAAAATAAAAAATTAGTATTTCATATGAAATAACATTCGGTCTGGACCTTTATTTCTTAATTTTATAGTTGGATACTGCCTTAAACCATTCTCATTAAAATCACCCAAAACCGTATTCCAAATACTAAGTTTACTATTTGCCTCTGTCATTTGTAAATCAGTTTGAATTCCATCAATTAACAATGAAATCGTTTTGTCAACAATGTAACTATAATCATTTCGTTGTGTTTCATCAACTACTAAAAATTTACCATAAATATCACCAGTTCGTGGTACATGATTTTCATATACTCCATAAAGAGCAATTACAACAATACGTTCAGATGGAACAATTTTTTTCTCCATGGATTTCAACAAGTATTCATATACTTTTTGCTGAATAATTTTTACAGTTCTCTTTGTAAATAATTGTCTTGGAAGAGATGCCCATTCTATCACAGTATTCCAACCTACATACTGTGTCATGTCAAGTCTATCGTCATAATCCTTATTTGAATCAATTGTTAATCCTTTTAACAAGCCATATAATTCTTGGTCTATACAATTTCCATATTCCATTTATATTTAATTTAAATTTAAAATGTATTTTTAAATTTAAAATGGACGTATTACTTTATAGCAAATACTCAAATTCATCAAAAAAGTTAATTTCTCAACTAGAACAAACACCTGAATTGATTGAAACATTAAATATTACATGCATTGATAATAAGCACATTAGAGAACAAATTTTATCTGATCAAAAAATAAAAGTGAATGTATTACCTTGTTTAATTCGTCTAAATGAAACTACAAAAAATTTTGATATTTATGAAGGACAAAATGCATTTGATTTTTTTACATCACTTCAAAATCAAATTGCTGCCGTAAAAAATCAAGAAAGAGAACGAATCGAAATGCAACGTTTAGAAAGAGAACAACTTGAAATGCAACGTTTAGAACGAGTTCGAGAAAGAGAACGACTTGAAACAGAAATGTCTGAAAGACAAGCTTTAGAAAAACAAAATTTGGAAAAGAAAAAAAGCTCAAAAGTAGAAAAAGTTGACAAGGATCTTTTAAAAAATGCAAAAAATCAAGAATCTGAAAGACATAGTTCACAAAATAAATTTGAAGAATTCAAAAATAAAAAAGTTGTTTCCGAACCAGTTAAATTTACAACAATTGATGAATTAGATCTAGACGATGAAAAAGGTGATCAAGAAAATTCAATCAATACATACACACATGTTGAACGTAATCAAGACTCTGACTTTTCTGAAAGAGACGTAAATTCAAAAAAGGCAGAAATGTCTGTAAAAGGTACATCAATTTTATCAAAGGCAATGCAAATGCAAAAAGAACGAAATTAAAATATTTTCTGACATCCATTAGGTACCCCATATGTTCTATCACTTTTTTGGGCTTTGTAATCAAATTTGTAACTAGAACCACACTTCCAATCACTTACTACATCTTTAACATCTTTTACATCTTTTTTTTCAGTGTCACTATCACTATCACTTAAAGGAGGATTGTAACTCTTACACGATTTACATTTCCAATGAGATTCTCCATCACACATATCTAATTTACGGTATGTTTCATATGTACTTTTACACAAGTAAATGATACATAATAATCCTAAAATTGCAAATAGAACATTCGTCATTTAATTTAATAACAAATTAAATTAAATTTATACACCAGACAATCTTTTAATTCCAAACAATGCATCAATTTGACAAAAAAAGTTAGGTCCAGAAGGTGTATAATAATCACTTCTTATCGTCTGATACAATCTTCCATCTGGCAAAAATACAGAAAATTTTAAACAATCATTTGGCTTGAATTTAACAGTCTGTGTCATTGATCCTGCATCCAATTTAATAAATGGAGATCTCAATGGATCATTTATATCTGTAATTGGAACCAAAAACAATGCTCGATTGCTATTTGGATTATTGCTATAAATCACATTCTTTGAAGAAGAACTTGAAGCAGTTACATTTGACAATTCAACATAAACATAAGGATAATATGCAATTCGTGCACCAGTTGTAAGTATAATATTTGGTAATGTCAAATTCACCAAACTAATTTCATATGCAACAGTCTCATTTTGAGAGACAACACTTCCATTATAAATTAAAGGTGTATAATTATCATTACTAAATGCAACAATATTAATATTATCACTACTTGTCGGATAACTCGTCGGACTACTATTATAACTTGGATAATATGTCGTAGGACCAATTAATGTAGGACAATTCATAGATGTTACATAACAAGCTCGAAGTGCTCCTATATAAGCATTGATATAGAAACATCCACCCTCAATATTAGTTAAAGTCTGTGTTTGATTATTATAAACAGTTTTAGGGTAAATATAAATAAAATTACCATTATAATGATTATCATTTGGATTTGCAGATTGATCTAAAAAAACGCAATTTGTTAGTTGCAATGCATTATATGAATTATTCGCAGGATTTAAACTAGAAATTGGTGGAATTGTACTAGAAATCGATATAAATTCAGTTGGCAACGTTTTTCGTATCGAATATTGATCCGTATTTTTCCAATTTGGAATAGGCTTATCCAACGTTGCAGTTCTTGTAAAATAATTATACGAAACAATTTTACTTGATGATATTGATGTTCCAGTCGAACATGTCTCATCAATAAAATAATAACCATTATATGCTTGTTCATAATTCAATATATTTTTACCACACATATCTACTCCAGGAAGAACAATATACGGAGATCCAGTTGGACCACCTGAACTAACAATACTAGGATCTGTAATAGCAACAAAAGAATTTGGAGAAGGAATAAATGGCAAAGGAGATTGAAGTGTAAATAAACCCATACTTGGTGTATAACTCTGAATCAATGCATTACTACCAGTAGTTCCTGTTGCTACAAATAAATTGTATCCAACATAATAATCAGTAACATTATTATAAGGTGAATATAATCCAGAAGGACCCCCAACATTCACATATACATTAGAATAATTTGATGATCCTGTTCCCTGTACATTTGACACATCAATTGTAGCAGTTGATACGAGTGATCCTGTAACACCTGTTACCATCCAATAATATTCAACAACTCCTTTTGTTACAGCATCTGCTACATCCATTGTTTGAGTATAAACAGTTCCTACTGGTCCGGAAATATAAGGTGGAGTCGTGTAATATGTACCTTTTACTACATTTGTTTGATTTAATGTACGTGGGGGAGAAAATGGAACTTCAAATTCGGCTGGTTGTGGATATTGATTTCTATTACGATTTGAGCTACTAAGTTCAATAAAACGACGATTACTCATTTATCTTTTAATTAATTTAATCTATTAAATTAATTTATGCTATTCGTGTAATGCCAAACAATGCATCAATCTGACAATACGGATTAGGTTCAGACGGACTATAATAATCACTTGTAACAGTTTGAAACAATGTTCCATCAGGTAAAAATACAGAGAATTTTAAACAATCATTTGGTCTAAATTTCACAGTCTGTGTCATCGATTTACCATTTAATTTTATAAAAGTTGATGTCTGTAAATCTTTCACATCCGTAATTGTAACCATAAACATCGCCTTTCCACTATTTGGATTGTTACTATAAATCACATTATTTGTCTGATTTACAACTGTAAATTCAACATATACATAAGGATAATATGCAATATTTGATCCTGTTGTTAGCTTTCTATTTGGTAATATCAAACTTTGTAGACTAATCTCGTATGCTACCAATTCACTTTGAGAAACAATACTTCCATTGTACAATAATGGTGTATAATTATTTTTTAAGAATGAAACAATATTAACATATGATCCAGGTTGAACAAAAGAAGGTTCTTTATTCGAATAACTTGGATAATAAAAAGTAGGACCATTTATGATAGTTGTATCAATATTGTTGACATAACAAACATTATACCCATTTCCAATATACGAATTGATGTAAAAACAACTTCCTCTTATATTTATTAATGAATCAGTTTGAAGTGATTCTTTTGGATAGACATAAATATATTTTCCAGCATAAAAATTATCAGTCAAATTTGCATTTGGTCCCAAAAAAATACAATTACTATCCAACAATGATAACTGATCATTAAATACCGGTGTAATCGTAAAAGATGTATTGGCAAATAATTGTACACTATTTGCCAATACAAGAATTGTATTTGAATTTTTTGTCTGAACAATTGTATTTGTCGGAAATCCCTGTAAATTTATAGTGAACCCAACATAATTAAATGTAGGATCTAATCCCGTAACCGTTATCTTTGTATAAGAAAGTTGTAAAGTCGTTGTACCATTCATTACAGGTAATGGTATTGTTGTTATAAATTCATCTGGTAATGTTCGTCGTATCGAATATTTATCTGTTTGTAACCATGATACAGGAAATGGAGTTTCAAGTGTTGCACATCGTGTAGAATAATTATAAGAACTAATTTTACTGGATACAACATTTGTCCCAGAAGATAAGGTCTCATCTATGATATAATAATTGTGATAAGATTGACTATAATCAATAACATTATTTCCAATTAAATCAACTCCTGGAAGTGTTATCGCTGCATTTGTACTTTTATCAATGATATTTATAATAGATCCAATTGATGGAACAATAGACAATGGTGTCTTTAAGAAAAACGTAAATGTAGTTGGATCATACGAAACAATTATAGAATTATTTATCGAATAACCAACATAATAATCAATCACATTTTTGTAAACAGAAGTCAAACCACTAACAGAAACACTTGACTGGGTAGAACGAGTAACAACCCCACTTTCTGGATAAATATAATACATATATCTATATCCATCTTTCAATGTAATAGGAGTTGTAAATGAAAGTGAAATGTAAGAACCATTTTGTATAAATCCCGATATAATAGAAGATCCAACTACAACTGAACCATCTTTAACAGTAATTGTCTTATTGATATACGATGATGGTAAAGTATTTGTTAGTGAAATTGTTGCATTATTTCTTGGAGATGTTCCATTTAATCCATCATCAAAATATAAATATCCGGATTCAAATGAAGATCCCCTCCATAAATATTCAACAATACCAGATGTTACTGCATCATAAGTGTTTGTTCGTACAAGTTTGATTTGATTATTCAGATAAACACCCTTTATTTGTTCATTTTGACGCATATTTAATGTAGAACCAAATGGTACTTCAAATGATGAGGGAAGTGGATGTTGTATTCGATTTCGATTTGCGCTGGATAATTCAATAAAACGTTGATTACTCATTTTATAGAATTATCTTTTTTAAAATAAATATAGATGTATTCTAAAATTGGTAAAGTCGTACTAGATGATCGTAAATTTTTCAAACCATCCTCTTTAGAATATGAACAATCTGTACATTCTATATTGGTTCAACAGGATAATAATATGAGTCAACAACAAAATTACTCTTATGGAACTCCAAACCAATCAGATATTTATCAATATCGTTATGATTCATTTACAACTGGATCAAGAGATGTCGATCTTTTTCCAGTATCTTACAATGCAGTAAAACTACCAGAGACTAAAAAAGATGATCTAAAAGAGACATTTAGTGAAGACCGAGATACATATGATTTACCAAGTGCACAAAATGAAGTATGTAGTATTGATCCAAATGATGGAGAAACAAACATATGTGGCGGAAAAAACTCCAGAAAAAGTGAATTGTACAAAATCATGGACCCAAAATTCAATTTAAGAGAAGCTGCTAAAAATTGTATATTACTTGAAGATCATCTTACACATGAAGGAAAAAGATGCAGTGATTGTATCAAAAAACATTGTTTGATGATTGAAGGATTTTTAGAAGAAGGTATTACTCTTGATAAAAAACGTGAACATAGACAAGAATTTGATGAATGTACCAAGAGTTTTAGAAGCATTTTCAAAAAATTGTCAGATAAACTAAGGGATGATACGGTTACAGATGAAGATTGTCTATCTATTTCTCAAGAAATTAGAAAACTTCGTAAACCTCTATGTCAAAAATATGCTACATTTTTTTAAGTAAAAAAAAACAAAAAATAAAAATAATATGTTAAAGAAAAGATGTCGCAAAATGGTTATTTTTCTACTCAAAATGGTAATGGAACTCCAGGAAACTTTGGTGTATCCGGTGTAGTAAGAACCTTTGGTGTTCAAGGAAACGTAGCAAATTATACAATGGGGTTGAATAATGCAGGTTTATTACCTCAAGGAGCAAATGTCAACACTCAAACAAATGTCATGGCTGGATTGGTTAATACTACTAATAACAATTCAAGTGTTCAACAACAAGTCAATGCCGGTGTTACTTCAAAGACATTGAATGTCAATGAATACAATGGAAATCTTGTTCAAAATATCGTCGGACCCAAAATTCGTGCTTATGCAAGTGAAACTAGTGTAAACACCTACCAAAACTAAATTCATCTATTTTTATAAAAAAAATAAAAATAGATTAACATATTTTTGCTTGTGGATAAGCATTTGAAAATTGTTCATGATTTAGTGAAGTCGTTTGAGAAGGTGCGAAAACTCTCATACCATTATTTGGAATTTTATAGGGATTTGTAAAAACTTTTCCTGTCATTAAAGGATTCATTACACGACTATCTCCTTTAATCGAAGCTCGTCCACAACCCTTAAATGTTCCATATTCACTGAATTTAGTATATCCGCTCATTTATTAGTAAGGTTTTTTTAAATTAAACATTTAACAATATACACAATTCATGCATAAAATCTTGATTATAATTGATATCATCAAAATTAAAATTATCCATGTAAATTCTCTGTGCTCTCATCGTATCATCCAACAACTTTTCTCTTAATGATCTATCATCAGCTGTTAAACGATCTCTCTCTTTATCTATCTTTACAATCACTTTCTCATAAATCTCTTTTGTTACCATTTGAGTTGGCACTTTAAGCTTTTCACATAATGTCCTTGCCTCTATATCCTCCTTTAAATTTCCACGTAAATCTAAAATCTTAAATTTCTTTCGGGAAGTATCTGTACAACAAATCAACATTTTATCATCTGGAGTTTTAATGACTCTTTCAAGAAAGAAATTTGCAAGTCGTTTTTGTCCACCAAAGAAATCTCGTTCCGTATAATGTTCACGTATTGTCTCCTCCAACTTTTTAGGTTCAAGATTATCCAATGTAAATGTAGTTGATAATTGGTTTCTTACAGTATTATTTACAGTATTATTTGTAGTAGTAACTTTATTGCTACCTTCACGAGCAAGCATTCTAATAAACTCATCGCATTGAGAAATTTTCATTTCTAGTTTATTTATAGTTTTTTCATGTTGTTTTTCAAGCTCTTCATGACGAACTTGAAGCTTTATATATTCATCATGATTAACTGTCATTTTACACAGTTGTTTTTCAACGTCTTTTATAACTTTATCATTTTTTTCATTCAAATCTTCAAGTCGAAGATTCTTTTGTTGTTCTTGAAATAAAAGAATTTCTGTTTTGTTTAATTTATCTCTTAATTCCTTATCAGAAATTTCATAAGAATTTATTTTTATTGTCAATTCTTCATTTTCTAAACGAAATTTTTCAGTTGATTTTAATATATTGTGTTCCTTGCAGGATTCTTGGTGTACTGAAAAATTCAATTTAGACATGAAAATGCTCTTACAAGTACACACATATTTTGATTCAATTGGAAGGCCTCTAGATTTTAAACATTTTTTACTACCTTTAAGATGAACATTTAAATTTGAAACATTTTTAAATGTTGTTGAACAATACTGACAAGAATGAACCTCCATTTTATAATACTAAACTATTTAAATTGATTAAAAAATAATAAGATTGATAAAAATACTAGTAAATTTATTAATATTTCTACAATAAATTTAAAATCTAAACATTTTACTTTTTTGATCAAAAAAGTGATTTGACCTATTATGCTTTAAAATTTTTCAATTTCAAACATTTTTTAAATTTAGAGTCTAAAAATTTTTTAAAATCCAACACACACTAAATTTGTGGGTTTTTAAATTTTAAAAAAAATAAATACACATAAAATTTTATAATCTATTTATTTTTTAGTTGAACGTGTTTTTGATTTTTTAGTTGAACGTGTTTTTGACTCTTTAGTTGAACGTGTTTTTGACTCTTTAGTTGAACGTGTTTTTGATTTTTTTGATTTGAAATAAATTAGTTGTAGTGGATAACGTTTAGAACTAAACTTCTCAGAATCTTTTGAAACCTTTGGAAGAGTTTCAAGTTCTGTTTCACTCAAAAAACCTTGAATCATATTTCTACCAACTACTGGTCCATATAGCAGTGCACCAGCTCTATTTGAACGATTCTTAATTGTATCATCAGATACAACATTTTCTCCATCTGGATTCTGGACATGTAAAAATTCAGGATTCACAAAATATATATTTTTTTCACGTTCAACTTTTGCATTTTTTAACTCTTCTCCTAGTTCATGATTCATAAAATTATTACTTAAATCAAGATATGTCAATGTATGATTTTTTTGTAAAGCAACTACAAAAGCATTTATTCCTTCATATTCTATTTTATTTGAATAAACACTAAGTTTTTTTAGAGTCTTATTTACCATTAGAGCATCTGCTAGTGCTCTTGCCCCTATATCTCGTATTTCATTACGTCCTAAATAGAGTTCCTTTAAAGATGTATTTACTTTTAGAGCATCTCCTAAAGCATTTGCACCTTTATTTCCTGATTGATTATCTTCCAAAAAAAGTTCCTTTAAAGATGTATTCTTAGTTAGAGAATCTGCTAGTGCCTCTATCCCTACATCTCCTATTCTATTTCTATTTAGAACAAGAGTCTGTAGAGTCTTATTTACTCGTAGAGCATCTGCTAGTGCCACTACACCTTCATTTCCTATTTGATTGGTATCTAAATTGAGAGTCTGTAGAGTCTTATTTACCAATAGAGCATCTGCTAGTGCCCTTGCGCCTTCATATCCTATTTCATTATCTTGTATAGAGAGCTGTATTAGAGTATTATTTTTAGAGATAATATTTGCTAGTGCCCTTGTTCCGTCATCTCCAAGATTTCTACTATTAATTGTAAACGATAATGATGTATTTGTTGATAGATATTCCATTAGAGATGTAGTATCCTCAAAATAAAGTGGTTGATTTGACATTTATATATTATAAGATGATTAATCATCGTATAATTTTACTTTTAATTTACTTTACTTTTTTTTACTTCTTACCAATACGACGAACAGTCGCTTTCTTAACAGGAGAAGGAGCACGTTCAACTACTACTTTTTCAGATTCATCGTCGTCGCCTTTCAGGGATCCTTTATCCTCATCATCAGACTCATCTAGTACTTGAGATGAAGGAGCCTGAACTTCTTGAGACTCAGTTTCAACTGGAGCAGCTCGTAGTAAACGCTTGACACCTGAATCTTTCATTTTGATTTCAGCTTCATGCAATTTCACTTGCAAACTAACTTTGCTACCGATAAAAATACCTTCAATTTTAATAGCAGCCTTGACATAACATTGTTTGTTAAGTAGAGTCATAGGATCAATATCACGACCATTTTCATCATAAAAAATACTTGTAATATTGATATCTCCATTCTTTTTATTTTGCAAAACTTTTGCATATAACATTGGACTTGAACCTTCAACAATTTTACCTTTTTCACGTTTGTAATAAACAGGATTAAATTTCTTCAAATCTGCCTTTTCCAACTCATATTTACCAACATCATCACGATGTTGAAGGATGTATTCAGTTGCATGTTCACAAATCTTGTTGAATGTTTCGATAAAATCTTTTTCTTCTTTGGTAGGAGCATCCAAATTTGATAAACACATGGCCAATGTATATCCATCTGTTTTGCCAGTAGTCATATTTACACTAGGAGACAATCCAAAACAGAAGAGACGTTGGGTTGCCAAAATCAATTCTCCTGATGAACCATCGGGATTTCGAGTTCCCATTTGAATACGCTTGAATGTCACAGAACTATTCGGAATGGATCCATCCCGAGGCTTTCCGTAAATGATATTTGAGGTATTGTAGCCAGAGGCCGTTGTAATTTGGGTATTGTCGAAACTCATCGGTTCTTTTATTGAGGTTTGATCTTTTTAAATAATAAAATAAAAAAATCAATTTTATTATAGATCATCTTCCTTTGTAAGGTACTTTACTGGAAATTTAAATTTCCAATCGTCAACAATTTTTTTACGAAACTCAAACTCATCTTTCTCACTTGTATCTGATAATGTAAAACGTATTTGTCTCTTGTCTTTATTAAAAATTTGTCTAACATCCGGAGCTTTTGAATACAATGCTTCAACACAATCCATATTTTTTCTGAGAAAAGAAATCTGTCGTTCATAAATATAATACAAGGCATATACAAGTTGTACATAAAAATCTTCTGTAACTGGTTCAATATAAGAATTTAATGTACTCTTTGACCAATGAAGAGCAATATTTGATAATGTGTCAATTATAGTTTGATCTTTTTTGTAACCTTTACCAACAATATAAATTTCAGAGTTTCCACCACGACTTGCCATTGGTTTTGTAACATAAAATTTTTCAAATACATTTGCAAGTACTTGTAATAATGACATATTAAATGGTGTAAAAAATAAAAACATTTTGCATACAAGTGTTCCTCCATCTTTAAGTGTTTTCAAACCACATAAAATTTGTCCAAGATTTAAAGGTGCTTCCATTTCTTCTTCATTTTCTTCTGCTCCTATACCAATATCGCTTGTATATAAATCAACTTTACCAGAAAGACGTTTCTCAATAATGTCAATCATGTTTGGATCAAGAACACTTCCTCCATTTTCTGCAGTCATTAACCATTTTTGTGGATATTTTTTATAAAGATCAAATACATCTTTAAATATTTCTTGTCCATCCTTTTTATTTTCAGGCCATAGACTATTTGCAAACCATTCGTATTTTTTATTCTGAGTTTCCGTCTTTATATAATGATTTAATGCCAAGATAAATGCCCCTGGAAATTCAGCATTACAAAAAATTGTAAAATCAGATGAATGATTTTTTGGGACAAGATCAAATGTATGTATCATTTCCCAACATTTCATCCACGCATTTGTAATAGATCCTTTTATATAAACACGTTTTTGAACCTCCTTAGTACTATATTCTTTCAAAACATCCAATAATTTTGTTACTGCAACATAATAGTCAAACTTTCCTGTATTTTTCCGATAATTGTGAAATTCATCAATTTTATATTTTTCTGATTCTAATTTTTGTTGAAGTAAAAGTGGCTTGTAATTTATAACTTTATTTGTATAGGATGGTTTTAATTCAATAACAATTGGATTTGTTTCATCATATTTAATCGTTAAGAAAGATGTGAAAAAAGAGGCAAGCCAATTATTTTTCATTTTTTCACAATTTTTTAAGATTGCCTCTTTTTTTTTATTAGGCATATTCAATAAATAATCAATATCCAAATCATTACAAAATCTTTTTACTGTATATTTTATATCAAAAATGATAAGAACATCTTTAATATGATCAATCCTTTTTTTATCCATAACTTTTTTAGTAAAAAAAAGATTCAAGATAGATATTGGTTCTGCCATTATATTTCTACGAATAAAACCATTTTTAAATTCATCTACATACATATTGCTCGCCTTTGTATAAACTTGGAATCCACTATCTGTCTTGTAGACTAATGCAGATGTTCTCTCTAGATCATAATGAAAAGTGTATTCTTCATCAATTGATATAAAATGATTATTTGTATCCACAAATCCTTGTTGTGGTTCAACGTCTTTGAAACCAATATGTTTTAAATTATTGTATGTATCAAGTAAAAATTCTCTTCCATCCAATGAAAAATGAATACATGGTAATGTAAAAAAATAATTCGGAATACAAATAGATTCCTGTCTTTTTTTATCAGAGACATATGTAAATGAAAAAAGCGTAGACGTCTCTTTAAGAACATTAACAAGTTTACTTTGCATCACTTTTTCTTCATCTGTTTTTGTCATTATGATTGGATAATTGATATATATCAGATCAAGAAATACATTTGTCACATATGCAATAAATTCACAATCTGTATTTTTAAATTTAATCACACATTTAGTATCAAATAAGTAAATTGTAAAATTATCATCATCTGTAAAAAAATGACAGAATTCTTCTTTTTGTCCTGTGAAAGATACTCCTGTATCTTCTGAACCATCATCATCTCCCCATTGTTTTTTCTCTTTCACATCAACTGATTCTTCTTGTAGACAGTAACCTTTTAAAGAAATATCTTGTTGTAAAATAAGTTTATGTGTTTCAAATAATTCTGTTTGTTTGGTGATGATTCCATTTGTTTTTATGTATTCACCAGATATAGACGTTTTCCACTTTAGATATTTGTATTTATATGATTCAGTTTGCAATCTTGATACAATATCTTCTCTGTTAGAAAACCCAGCAATTTCTACTGTATAAAAAAACTTATGTTTGGAGTCAATTCTTTTATAAGCATTGTGATTTGTTACAGATGAAATGTAAAAATCATGAAGAGCATTCATTTTATTTAGATTGAATAAATAAATCTAAATAATCATTTTTATATAAAATGGAACTAGAAACTCTTCTTGAAAGACTACATTTAGATTCTAAATGTAATTACAAAGAACGTATTGAAAAATTGAAAAGAAAAACATTTTATCATATTACAAATTGGAAAGAGAAAAAAAGACTACAAAAACAAAGAAAAAGATTGGTTCGATATTTGAAAAAAAAAATGAATCAATTAAATTATAATATATAATAAATGTCATTAGATTCTCCAATCGCTAATTTTTATTATAAAAACATAGGAGATGACGGAGCAATTGCATTAGCAGAATCTTTAAAAGAGAATAACACTACAACTATACTTGATTTAAGTGTTAATGGAATAGGACCTGTTGGAGCACATGCAATAGCAGAGGCTCTAAAGGTAAATAAGACCCTAAATGTACTTGTTTGTTCTAGTAATATAATAGGAGATGAAGGTGCCATTTTAATAGCAGATGCTCTAAAGGAAAATAAGACCCTTAATATACTTGATTTAACTAATAATGGAATAGGACTTATTGGAGCACATGCAATAGCAGAGGCTCTAAAGGTAAATAAGACCCTAAATGTACTTGTTTTTTCTAGTAATACAATAGGTCATATTGGAGCACTTGTAATAGCAGATGCTCTAAAGGTAAATGATACCCTTCATATACTTGATTTATCTATTACTGGAATAGGAGTTGACGGAGCAATTAAAATAGCAAATGCTCTAAAGGAAAATAATAGTTTAAAATCACTTGATTTAGGTGGTGATATAGGTCTGGCTAGTAACATAGGAGATAGAGGTGTAATTGAAATAGCAAATGCTCTAAAGGTAAATAAGACCCTAACTAATCTTAATTTTATTCTTAATGACATAGGAGATGCTGGAGCAATTGCACTAGCAGATGCTCTAAAGGAAAATAAAACACTAACTAGTCTTAATTTTAGTTTTAATGACATAGGAGATGCTGGAGCAATTGCACTAGCACATGTGTTAAGGGAAAATGAAAGTTTAATTGTGCTTGATTTGAAAGAGAATCATATAAGTGATAGAGCATTATATGCATTTGCAGATACTCTCAAAACAAATAAAGTTTTACAATATCTAGACTTGACCAGTAAAGACATAGAAGGAATAAAAGATGATTCAAATATTTCAAGTGCATTTAAAGAACCAATTGAACGGTTAAAGACTAAACATTCTAACACACCTAAAAGCATAAAAAGAAATGAAGAATTATATGTAAAAAATACATTAAATAGAGCTCATAATTTAATTAATGGACCAGTAATGGGCAGAGGAATAGATATAAAAAATTATTTGGGTAAAGTTGAAAATACGGCATTAGGAAAAGTTTCAACAGATGGTGAAAGATTCGCACATTTATACAATGATTTAGAGGTTCGTACTTCTCGTGGAATTTTCTATGCATTTAAAAATAAAAAAACAAAAAAGTCATCTAAAAAATCCGTAAAGAAGTCCCCTAAAAAATCAAGAAAGTCCCCTAAAAAATCCATAAAAAAGTCCCCTAAAAAGTC